CGAGCATAGCCGAAAAGGTATCACCAACATCAGTAACGAAAGTTTTAGGTTAAAATAATTAAAGGGGATTAGGATGAAAAATACTTTAAAAATAGATACTTTAGTGCAAGAAGACGGCACTGAAATTAAAATAGAAGATTTAGCTCCAGAGCAAAAATATCTTCATTCACAAATATTAGATTTATCTAATAAACAAAGGAGAGCACAGTTTGAACTTGATCAAGTTAACGCAAGTTTATCTGTTTTCCAAAAAGCTTTTGTTGATTCTTTAGAACAAGAAGAAACAGAAGAAAACATAGAAAAGGAGAATGACTAATGAAAAATATATCATTAATATTAATACCTTTATTTATAACTTCTTGTGCCAGTCTTGGTGCAGTTATAGATGGTGGTCAAGATTTAGTAACCAGTGTTATTGATTCATCTGTTGAAACAGCAGGTAATATAACTACTGCGGTACTAGATGATGTTAGTTCTGTTGTTGATACAGTTGGAGATTCCGTATCCGATGTAGTTGATACAGTTGTTGAAGAAGTAGACGAACAAACTAACGAATTACAAAACGAAGAAGAACAGGAGGAATAATGGTCTGGTTAAATGTATTAGTATGGATTACTGCTATTATAGCTATTGCTTCAGTAATAGCCGCTATCACACCAACACCTAAAGACGATGTCTGGTTTGGTAAACTATATAAAGTTATAGATTGGTGTGCTTTAAATGTAGGTAAAGCTAAAGATAAGTAATGCCAACAGTCAAAGACGCTTTAGCAGAGTTAAATGCACATGAAAGAGAATGTGCTATTCGCTATGAATATATAGAAAAAAGATTAGATGAAGGCTCTGCTAAATTTAAACGATTAGAAATGTTACTTTGGGGGGTTTATCCGTTTATACTAGGCTCTATAGTGTTTGCTAGTTTTATATAGGAGATAAAGTGCCTTTACAAAAATTTTTATTCAAACCAGGAATAAATAAAGAAAATACAACCTATTCTAACGAAGGTGGCTGGTTTGATGCAAATTTAGTACGTTTCCGTAAAGGATTACCTGAAAAAATTGGTGGTTGGGAAAAATATTCTAGCAGTACCTTTATTTCTAAAGGTAGAGGAATCCACGCATGGGTTGCATTAGATAGCACTAAATATATTGGTTTAGGTGCTACACAAAAATATTACGTATTACAAGGAACATCGTATTACGATATAACACCTATAAGAAAAACAACTACTAACGGTGTTACTTTCGCTGCTACTGAAGATAGTTCAGAAATTACAGCTACCGATAATAGTCACGGTGCAGTAAAAAATGATTTTGTAACTTTTAGCGACGCTGTTAGTTTAGGTGGTAATATTACAGCTGCAGTTTTGAATCAGGAATATCAAATAACTTCTAAAACAGCAAATACATACACATTTAATGCAAAAGACACTTCGGGCAATGCAGTTACTGCTAATGCTAGCGACACGGGTAATGGAGGTTCTGGTGTTGATGGTGCTTACCAAATTAACGTTGGTTTAGATGTATACGTACCCGCTTCTGGTTGGGGTGCAGGAAGTTGGGGCGTTGGAACTTTTGGAAGTATAACTGCATTAGCTGATTCTGACCAACTTAGAACATGGGGACATGATAATTTTGGTGAGGATTTAATAATAAATGTGCGTAACGGTGGTGTTTACTATTGGGATACAAGCGGTGGTTTAACAAATAGAGCAGTAGCTTTATCTGATCTCGCAGGTGCAAATTTAGCTCCTACAAAATCTATACAGGTGTTGGTTAGTGATGTAGATAGGCACGTAATTTGTTTAGGTGCAGACCCTATAGAAAATTCTAGTAGAACAGGTGTTATTGATCCTATGTTAATAGCATTTAGTGATCAAGAAAGTGTTACCGAATGGGAACCATTATCAACTAATACAGCAGGTTCTTTAAGGTTGTCAGCAGGCTCATCTATTATAGGTGGTATACGGGCAAGACAAGAAACTCTTGTGTGGACAGATACAGCATTATATTCTTTAAGTTTTATAGGACAGCCCTTCACGTTTGGCTTAAATTTAGTAAATGAAGGTGTTGGTTTAGCAGGACCAAACGCTATGGTAAATACCCCTAAGGGTGTTTTTTGGATGGATAAAAAAGGTTTTTACAATTATTCTGGATCAGTACAAACATTACCGTGTAGTGTAGAAGCTCATGTTTTTGACAATATAGACGAAACTCAAACATTCCAAATAGCTGCTTTTTCAAATAAAGCTTTTAACGAAGTTGGTTGGTTTTATTGTTCACAAGATCAAACGAGTCCAAATAAATATGTTGTTTATAATTATCTAGAAAATGTATGGTCTATAGGGGAACTTTCAAGAACAGCTTGGTTAGATGAAGGTATATTAGATAAACCTATAGCTACATATACAACTTCAAGCACAGGTGTGTTGTACAATCACGAAGTTGGCTATGACGACGATGGAACAGCTATGCAAAACGTATTTATTGAATCAAGTGATTTCGATATAGACCCAGCAGGAGAAAATTTTACAGCAATAAGTAGACTAATCCCTGACGTTAAATTTATAGGTGATGGTTCGACTGGAACAGCAGGACAACAATTAGATTTCGTTTTAAAGAAAAGAGATTTTCCAGGACAAGATTTAAGTACAGTAACTACCGCTAATTGTTTTTCAAATACAACTAAAATAGATACACGTTTAAGAGCAAGACAGATTGTTTTAAGAGTTCAATCTAACGACGATAATTCAGCTGTAACAGGTATGGCTTTTAGGTTAGGGGCTACACGTTTAGATATAAAGCCTGATGGTAAAAGATAATGACAAAAATTTTAGAGACTAAACTTCCCACCGCAGTAGGACCTCTTGATCCTGAAATATTTAATAGATTAGTAAGAATATTAGAGCTATCTTTAGGCAGTAAAGATATAGACGCAACGCAAACTGTAAATGAAAACCAAAGAAATTTAAATTTATTTAATAAAGGAGATATAATTTATAATTTAAGTACGGATCAATTACAATTATGGACTGGAACACGATGGATAGACTTATACGTTGGGGAAGAAAAAGGAGTACAAGGCAACATAGCTTTGGGGAAAGTAAGCATAAAAACCAATGGAGCAACAACGGTGCCAATATTATGAACATTGATAAATTAAGAGAAGAACTTACTTTTGATGAGGGGTGTGTTGATAAAATATACTTAGATCATTTAGGCTACCCAACTTTTGGTATAGGTCATCTTATTCTAGAAACAGACCCAGAACACGGAAAAGAAGTAGGTACGCCTGTTTCTAACGACAGAATTAAAGAATGTTTTGAAAACGATATTAATACAGTAACAAAAGAATTAGATAGAAATTTATCATGGTGGATACACCTACCAGAAGATATAAAAAGAGTTTTAGCAAACATGGGTTTTAATTTAGGTATAACTAGGTTATTAAAATTTAAAAAGTTTTTAACCGCATTAGAAGAACATAATTGGGAAACTGCTGCAGTTGAAATGATGGATAGCCGTTGGGCTACACAAGTAGGACCGAGAGCGACTAGACTTAGAGATAGAGTTCTCTTAGGAGGGCAAGGTTAAACATAAATTATTAGCATGGCTAGATAGATTTTTAGAAAAATCTTGGCAAAACTATGCTGATAAATTACATAATAAAGGAGAATAATATGCCAAAAGTAGGTAATAAAAAATTTTCATATACTAAAAAAGGAAAAGCAGCAGCTAAAGCCTATAAAAAGAAAATGAAGAAAAAAAGGAAATAAGTATGGCTAAAGGAGTAAAACATTATTTTAGAGATGGTACTGAATTTAAAGGTAATACACACAAAATGCCTAATGGTCAATTACACTCTAATAAGACACATACTAAAACAAGTAAAAGATTATATCATTTTAAAGATTTAAGTATGGCAGCAAAGAAAAAAGTTAAAGGCAAAAAATAATGGCTAGAGCAAAAAGTAAATATCACACCACTAAAGACGGCAGACGAGCTAAAAAAGGTCTTTATTACAATATTAATAAAAAGAAAAAAGCAGGAAAGAAAATGCGAAAAAAAGGAGCAAAAGGTGCACCTACAGCCGCAGCTTTCAAACGTTCTGCAAAAACAGCTTATAAAAAGAATAAGAAAAAGTAATGGCTAAAAAACGCAAAGAAAAGTCTATAAGACGCACCACCAAAGGTAAAGGAGCGAATTACCGACCTACGAAAAGTGGAGCAGGTATGACTAAGAAAGGCGTAAAAGCTTACAGGAGAAAAAATCCTGGAAGTAAATTAAAAACAGCAGTTACAGGTAAAGTTAAAAAAGGAAGTAAAGCAGCAAAAAGAAGAAAGTCTTACTGTGCTAGAAGTGCAGGACAGATGAAAAAGTTTCCAAAAGCAGCTAAAAACCCTAATTCAAGATTACGTCAAGCACGTAAAAGGTGGAAATGTTAAATGAGTAAAAAAGCACCAGAATCATTTGTATATAATGCTACTTTAGATAGAGTAATAGATGGAGACACGTTTGATTGTGTTTTAGATTTAGGTTTTGATGTAAAACTTCATAAACAACGTGTTAGACTTGCAGGTATTGATACACCAGAATCTAGGACACGAGATAAAGCAGAAAAAGTTTTAGGACTGGCTGCTAAAGAAAGATTGAAAGAACTATGTGTAGGAACTTTTCAGGTTAAATCTTTGGGTAAAGGTAAGTATGGTAGAATATTAGGAATACCCTATACAGAAGATGGTAAAGATATTTGTCAAATACTTATTAAAGAAGGTCATGCGGTTGAATATGACGGCGGTAAGAAAACTAAAGTCTGGGGCGATTATTAGTGGAAAGTGTTGTAACCCTTATTCAGGAAGTTGGTTTTCCAATAGCTGCTGCTATAGGTTTAGGTTGGTTTATTTATAAACTTGTAATTCGTATAGTAGATGGTATGGAAACAAAATTAGATATCGTAGATGAAAAAGTAGCACAACAAATTAGTGCGATAGAAGAAAGGTTAGGAACTAAATTAGATTCACAACATGGTATTTTAGTAGCTCTTATAGATAGAGTACGTAGTTTAGATAATGAAATTATTAGACAAGATACTTTAATAAAAACAATATTAGGTGTACCAAACTTAATAGATAGTAATAAAATTGCAAAGGCGGATAGAGATGACCAAAGAAAAGATTAAAGAAGAAGCAGAAAAACAGTTGTTATTAAGAATAATAGCGTTAATAGGTGTAGTTTTATTTTTAGGTGTTTTTATAACTAACGTAAAAGCAGATACTATCACTTTTAAATTTAAAAATCCTAGCTTCAGTGGTGTTAATACGTCATCACATTATTTAACTATTGAAAACCAAGAGTTTAATAGAAAAATGACTATTAAAGCAGAAATTAAAGCTTTACAAGATGAAATAGAAAGAGATAAAGAAAACACAACACTTGCTAGATTTATTAGAAATCTTGAGAGCCGTATCTATGCACAATTATCAAGACAGTTAGTAGAAAATTTATTTGGTGAAACTCCAAGTGATAGTGGTACATTAGAATTAGAAGGTAATACTATTGAATACAGTATTGTAGATGGAATTATAACGTTAACTATAACAGACCCAGATGGAAATATTACGACTATACAGTTGCCTATTGGTGATTTCTCTTTCTAGCTGTAGCGTAGCACCCCTACTTAAGCAGTATGAACAAAAAGGCGACTGTCTTAAATACAGAACGGTTTACCAAGGCACAGTTTACAAAAAGTGTGTGGAAAGAGAACCTTATTTAGAAAATTTACCGAAAGTTTTAGAAATACAATCTATTGAATTACTTAAAGTAGATGTACCAAAAAACCCTATAGTTGTTGCTGTTTATCCAACAGCTTTTACTGATCAAACAGGTCAACGTAAAAGTAATAGTGAGTTTGCTTTATTCAGTAGTGCTATAACGCAAGCACCAAATCATCTTCTTATTCGTGCATTAAAACATACAGCTGATGGAAACTTTTTTAGAGTAGCGGAAAGAGTTGGTTTAGATAACCTAACTAAAGAAAGACAATTAATACGTTCTGCTAGACAAGATGAAGATGATGCAAAACCTTTAATGCCTTTATTATTCGCAGGAGTTCTTATGGAAGGAGCCGTAGTTGGTTATGACACTAATATTAAAAGCGGTGGTATTGGAGCTAGATATCTAGGTTTAGGAGCAAGTAAACAATACAGGATAGATAGCGTAACTTTATCTTTGCGTATGGTTAGCGTAGCTACAGGAGAAGTATTAATAGATGTTTTAGTTAGTAAACAAATATATAGTTACGGAAAATCACAAGACGTTTTTAAATTTATAGAAGCAGGAACAGAATTAGTAGAATTAGAGGGTGGTGATGTAGAAAATGATTCAGTAACAATAGCTTTACAAAGAGCGATTGAAGATGCTGTTTTGGAAATAATAAAAATAGGGTATGATAGGAAATATTGGGAGAAAAAATATGAATAGATTAATTAGTTTTATTTTAGTATTACCTTTATTGATTGTAGCCGATAATGAAATATATGTCGATCAATCAGGAGCAACTGCTAATATAGACTTAGAACAACTTGGTTCATCTAATATTATTGGTGGTCTGAATTCTGTAGCTGGAACTTTAACAGCTTTAGATTTAGATGGTGATTCTTTAACTTTAGATATAAACCAAATAGGTGATAGCAACAAATTTCTAGGTGATATTTTAGCAGATAGTTTGACAGGCTTTTTTGAGTTTGATGGTGATAGCAATACTTTTACTATACAAGTTGATCCTACAAATACCTACGGTGCAGATAACTCTGATTTAAATGTAGATGTAACAGGTAGTTCAAATACATTTACTTTAGATTTAGCTACTACAGCGTTAGCAAGTACTTTAGACCTAGATTGGATTATTCAAGGCGATAGCAACACTTTCGATTTTGATGTTAATTACGATACAGGTACAAGTTACGTTGACGTAGATGGAGATAGCAACACAGTAAATTTTGAAGGAAGTGGTTATGCGGGAGGTTATTTCTATCTTGACCAAACAGGTAATAGCAGAACATTCGATATTACGCAATCTTCAACTTTGGCACTTGATTGGCTTAAAATCACATCTACTGGTTCTAATGGTACTGTCTGTGTGGTTCAAGACGACGGCGGTACAAGCGTCAGTTGTTGATATAGGCGATATTGCTGAATTATCGGGTAACGCTCAAATAGTTCGTGATCAGCCGTATACTGCAGCGTTAGATTTTGCAATACAAAGTAATGATCAAGCCATAACGAATAATGGTCGTTTAGGTATTAAATTCCTTGATGATTCTGTTGTAAGGCTTACAGAACATTCACAACTTGTAATAGACGAATATATATACGACCCTGATCCTAGTAAATCTAAAATGTCCCTTAATTTTGCTTTAGGTACAGCTAGGTTTATAACAGGTAATTTAAGCCGTATAGATAAACAAAACATAAAACTCAGTACTCCTACTGCAAACATTGCGATTCGTGGCACTGATTTTACTGCGACAGTAGATGAACTAGGTCGTTCTTTGATAATCTTGTTACCTGATGCATTCGGTCTTTCTAGTGGAGAAATAGAAGTAGTAACGGCTATGGGCTCCGTTTTACTTAATAGACCTTATCAAGCTACAACAGTAAGTGTTTTTGAAGCAGCACCAACAAAACCAGTAATTTTAGATTTATCTTTAGATATTATAGATAATATGTTAATAGTTACACCGCCTAGAGAAGAAACTTTACAAGAAGAAGAAACAAGCACAACACAAAACGATAGTGTTTTAGATTTTAATGATTTAGATATTGATTATCTAGCTGAAGATTTTCTAGAAGAAAGTAATTTAGAATTTACAGAACTAGATATAAACTATTTAGACGTAAATTTTTTAGAGGATTTACTTGATGTTATAGACGCTTTACAAGTAGAGGAAGAAGAAGAACAACTAGGTTTAGCAACTAGTGTAAATCTTACAGGTACTAATTTTGGACAAGATACTCAAACACAAATAACAACAATAATTGCAGGTCAAGTAATTAGTTTACAAAGAAAAGTAAACCAAAATTTACAGCTTGATTTAAATTCTGGTAATGCTTATACGCTTATTTTGATACAAGACGGAGTATCTAATATAATTAAGATAAACGGCGGTAGCGACTCTGTTATAACTATTACACAAGGTAGCGGATGAAAAAAATATATTTAGTACTTACTGTTTTATTAACACTTCCTCTAATATTCCAAACCACACCGTTAGAAATACTTAAATTAAAAACTTATGATGCGTTTATACAAACACCAGAGCCTAGTGGTAATTTTGTAATTCTAAATATTACCGAAGAAGATGTAGAGCGTGAAGGTGGTTATCCTTTTCCTCGTAAGCGTTTAGCTGATATAAACATGGAGCTTTTAGCTAAAGGTGCAATAGGTGTAGGTTGGGCTATATCTTTTCCACAAGCCGATAGATTTGGTGGCGATAATGATCTAGCTAGGTCGTTAGGTTATGCTCCTTCTGTTATTGCGATGTTCGAAGACGGTAAAGGTATTTATCCTGCTTCTCCTGGAACAGTTGTTCTAGGTAATAGTGTAGGTGGTATTATTAGTTCAGGAGTTAAGGCTAACCATTCATCTTACGATGAAGTTCTGCAGGGTTTAGCCATAGCTCCTACTGATGTTGATCAGCTAGTAAGAAGAATGCCTTTATTAGTTAAAACACCTAACAACGAATGGATACCTAGTTTTGGTACACAAATATATAAATCATTGTTTGGTATAAAAACTTATATTATAAAAACTAACGAAAACGGTATAGAAGAAATATCCATACAAGGTATACCACCAATTAAAACAGATAGTTTAGGTCGTAAATGGATTAGTTGGGTAAATACACCACAAACAGATTTACAAGAAATGAATGTTAACGGTAAATTTGTTATTGTTGGTGTTACAGCTAATGGTGTAATGCCGCAAATCGCTACGCCTGTTGGACTTGTTGAGCCTCATAAAATACAAACAGCACTTGCAGAAAGTATTCTTATACAAAATAGCCCGTATATACCTGATTACGCTTTAGTTGTAGAGCTTAGTATAGTTTTAGTTTTAATAAGCCTTATATGGGTCGCTATAGTACGCTTAGGTATTTATTGGGGCTTAGGTATTACTTTAGCTTTACTAACGGCTACGGGTGTTTACGGCGTTTATACGATAGGTCAAGGTTTTTTAATAGACGTTACATGGGCTTTAGTAAGTGGTTTTATAACTGCAAGCGTAGCGTTTTATCTACGATTTAGAGAACAATATAAGTTACGGCTACAAATTAAAAAACAATTTGAACATTATCTAGACCCTAGACAGGTAAAACGTTTACAACAAGACCCAGACTTACTGAAATTAGGTGGTGAAAAAAGACGTTGTACTTTTCTATTTACCGATGTTCGAGGCTTTACTGCACTATCAGAAACGTTAGAGCCTGAAGAAGTGACAAAAATAATGAATAAAGCACTTACTATACAGTCTGATGCAGTGAAAAAATATGGAGGTATGGTTGATAAATATATAGGTGATGCAATGATGGCTATATTCAATGCACCACTTGATTTACAACATCATGAGAATATAGCTGTAGATTGTGCGAAAGAGATACAAGAAAACATAATAGCAGCAGATATCGGCGTAGCTATAGGTGTTGGTGTTAATACTGGAGAAGCTGTTATAGGTAATATGGGTAGTGATACTAGGTTTGATTATTCGGCTATCGGCGACGCTGTAAATACGGCAGCAAGGTTAGAATCAGCTACAAAAGAAGCAGGTGTAGATATACTTATAGGCGAAGAAACAGAAAAATATTGTGGATATACGCTTCAATCATTAAAACCTATTAAAGTAAAAGGTAAAGAAAAACCTTTAAAAATCTATACAGTTTGATATATAATCAGTATATCAGCCATTTTGTGCTGCAGCTTACGAGGTGAGCTTTAACTCGCAATGACGTGAAAACACGCTGAGGAATAGTACAATATGGCTTTATCTTTAAGAAATAATACAAAACTTACATACCAAGATGCATGTGAGTTTTTAGCTTATAGGGAAAATAAAAAACAATTTCAAAATAAAATCAAAGAGTTTGAAGTAGCTATTGCACAGCATTGCGTAGAAAACAATAAACAAGACTTAAATAAACAAATTAGAGGCGAAACAGAAGGAGCAGTAACGCACGATTTCGCAGACGGTCAATATATACGTAAAATTGTTATGCCAGCAGGATTATTAGTTACTACTAAAATCCACGCAAAAAATCATCCTTATTTTATTTTATCAGGAAAAGTATCTATTTATAGTGACAAAGGCGTAGACCATATAGAAGCACCACATCACGGTATTACAGAAGCAGGAACAAAAAGAGTATTGTATGTACACGAAGAATGTACTTTTATAACAGTACATAAAACAGATTGTCTTACAGTAGACGATGTTGTTAATGAAGTTGTAGTAGACGATTTTGCAAAGTTAGATTTACTAGGTTTTGATAGTACACAAATAGATAATTTTATGGAGAAACTCTAATGTCATTTGCTAGTATAGCAACAGCAATAGCGATAGGCGTAGGAACAAATCTTATTACTAAAAAGATTGTGGGTGATCCTAAAATGCCTAAACAAATAGGTACGGGTACAGCACCATCACTTACTCCTGGACCTGAAACAGAAATACAAGAAATAACAGGAAGCAATGTACAAGATTTTGATGAGTTTACAAGTACAGACTTTACTACACCTTCGCAAGCAGATCAAGATATGATTTTGGCTGAATTAGAAAAAGCAGGTGTTAGTTTAGAAGATTTGCAAGAATTTGGTATTCCAGGAATGTATGTAGGTGGTTTAGTTAGAAAAATGTCAAATGGTGGAAGTTTTGCTGGTTTAGCATCTTTAATAGACGACATACCCATACTTAGTCTGGTTGATGACTATATGCCTGATTTAAGTATGAATCTTGATCCTGCAGACATAGATGTACCTGTGCCTGAAATATCTCGTTACGAAGAATTTTTAGCAAAATTTGCAGAGTTAGACCCAATGGTTCAAGAAGCTGTGACAAAAGGTTTAGGGAGTATAGGTTCAACTACACTTATGAAACTGTTTGATGACGATGATGATCCTAGTGTGAGTAGAGTTAGCACTAGAACTTTACCGCCTGCAGGTAATGCTAATAGAAGAAGATTACAATTTAAACCTATAGGTATGGAAGGCGGTGGTGTTTTAGATAGAAAAATGTTTAAACCTATGTTAGGTGGTGGAGAACTTGACGGTCCAGGTGGTCCAAAAGATGATTTAATTCCTGTAATGGCTAGTGATGGTGAGTTTATGTTATCTAAAGCTACGGTAGATTTAGTAGGTAACGGCAACCATAATAAAGGCATAGCTGCACTAGAAAAGTTAAATAATAGAGGCAATAGAGTATATGGCTAAGAGAGAAGAACAAGAATATTCCAGTCAAGCCCCCGCAGGGTATATAGGAAGTTTATTATCGGGAACAATATTTCCTTATGCACAATCTTATTTTAAAGACCAGTTTGCTAATTTAGGTAGAGAAGATAGTAGTCCGTTTACGTATACAGGCGATAGAGTAGCTGATTTTGACCCCAGAGAATTAGCTGCTATGCAAATGTCTGATGCTGCTATCGGTAGTTATAGACCTTATTTAGATAGATCAGCTGAACTTTTTGATAGAGCTGATTTACAAACACGTGCAAGTACAGGTGAGTTCGACCCTAGTAGAATCAAAAGGTTTTATGATCCATTTGAAGAAGACGTTGTAAAACAAACGTTAACAGATATAGATAGAAACTATGCTACACAAGATAAAGGTTTACGTGATAGAGCCGTAAGTCAAGGAGCTTTTGGTGGTTCTAGAGGTAGAATCGCACAAGAAGAATTAGCTAGAGAAACAGGTAGAGGTGCAGCAGAAGCCGTAGGTAAAATTAGAAGTGGTGGTTTCGGTCAAGCTTCGCAACTTGCATCGAATGCTTATGAACAAGCACAGCGTAGAGGATTACAAGGTGCAGGACAAATGGCAGGTATAGGGTCTAATTTTCAAGGATTAGGTCAATTATTCCCACAGCTACAATCACAAGATATACAAAGAACTATGGGTTTTGGTGGGTTAGGTAGAGGTCGACAACAATCTTTAATGGATTTAGCGTATCAAAACTTTACAGGTCAATACAACTTACCTATGCAATTAGTACAAAACTTAGGTTCACTAACCGCTTCGCTTGGTCCTTTAGCAGGTGGTTACGGTTATGCTGGTGGTGATCCTACAACACAGTCAAGTTACCAACCAACAGCTGTTATGGGTGGACTTCCTAATCAAAACTTTTTACCTTTCCAACAAGGAACTAACACAGATACATCGGGTATGGAGGGTGGTGGACCGTCATACGGTTTATTTCCACAACCACCAGGAGTACCTGCACCTGGAGGAGGATTACCAAGCTTAGGTGGTGGTATGATGTTTGCAGGTGGTAGTCCTGGATTTAATTTTAGAGGACCATCGTTTGGAGCAGGACCATCGTTTGGAACAGGTATTACAGGACCCAAACCACGTGGTGTAAATGATTTAGGTAGAATGACGCCTTACGGACCAGTTTATTAAAAATATTTATGAAATTTACGCCTTTTCCAACATTTACTAATAAACAAGGAATTACAGGTATACAACCTATACAACTTCCACAGGCAAGACCATCGTTTCCAACGGCTAGAGGTCCTGTACGTAGAACACCAGAACCAGAACTTGAAGAAAAAATAGGCGGTATATTGCCTTTAATACCACGTTTGTTACAACAATTTGTACAACAAAAAAGACAACCTGAACAAACACTATCTGCACCCGAGTTTTACGAAAGTATAAACGCTGACCCTACAGCTCCTAGTTTAGAAGATCAAGCCCAATACGCAGCTTATACAGCTTATGGTCCACAACGTGATGTAGGTGGTTTTAGAGGTATGGATATTGTAGATTTAGTAGCTGCTTCACAAATGGGTAGAGGTGCTAAAGATTATGTTTCGTCTGCATTAAAATTAAGACAAGCAGAAGACGTAAGAGATACAAATATAAATACGCAAAGAGGGCAACTTATAAAAGAATACTTAGAACCTGATACTTACGACTATGTAAATTTAATAGATACAGAAGCTGCTGCACTAGGTATGAATGCAACTGTATCGGGTAGAAAAAATAAAAAAACAGGTAGTTTACAAGTACAATTACCTGAACAAGACGCTAGCGGTAAATATTTATATAGAAATGCAGGTCCGAACTATTTAGTACAAACATCAACTACTGCAGACATAACACCGCCTGAAGACCCAACAGTCAAAGAATTTAAAAACGAATTTAAGTTAATCGACGAAAAAGAGAATGCTCTTGTTGGTTTTAACAATGTTCTTAAAAGCACTATACAAACACTAGATAGTGTAGGTGAGGGTGATTTAACACCTAATACATTAACTTCAACTTTAGTAGGCATAGGCGATAGGGCTAGAATTGAATTTAATAATGTTTCTCAACTAATCGGTCGAGAAGGTAGATTATTTGGTAATGTTGACGATTTTGCTATTGGTAAATCAGGAGCAGTAGGTAGAGAAGGCACAGGTATAGTAGCAGAAAAACTATATAAGGCTACGCAAGTTTTATTACAAGACCCAACTAATAAAGAAGCAATAAAACTACAAGAAGAAGCATTAAAAGAATTAGATGGAATATCACAAGTTTCTTATGGATATACGTTACGTGATAAAATGGATAAAACTGTTTATAACGATGTTAGATTGAGGTCGCAATTTTTACAACTAGGTTATACTGCTGCTGCTATTAACGGACAAACAGGTAGAACACTTTCTGATAAAGACTTAGCTTATCACTTAGAAATAGTAGGTTTAGGTCAAACAACTAACCCTAGAGTTCTAAAGAAAAATCTGATTTCTTATATGAGACAAAGTTTAGATGGTGTTGATGCTGAGATTAATCTTAAGTTACAACAACTTTATCCAAGATATAAAGACGAAATACTGAAAAATCCAATACTACAAAGTTATATAAACCCATATTACATAGTTCCTAAAGACGGTAAAAGATATATTTATCCTGAAAATATAGGAACACTTGATTATAGAAACTTTGCTACAAGACGTCCAGGATTTGGTTTCGAATTGTATTACGATGATATCGACTACAATAATTCAACTTCATCAGGTGGTAGCTCAGATTTAGATGATCTTAACAGTTCTTTAGACAATATTCTTAAAGTAGACGAATGAGCCAACAAGCAACACAACAAGTTATAGATGCAGTTTATAGTTCACCTTTAAATAATAATCCTAATTTAACTTATGGCAGTGTATTGTCACCAATGGAAGTTAAAATACTAGCTATAGCTAGAGATGAAAATACAAGAAATAGAGAAATACAAGCAGGTAATCTTGATGCAGAAACTTATAATAGAATATTACAAGCTGTTCCCGTAATAGAAGAAAAACTAAAAGCATACAATATAGCTCCTATTTCGTATACTTTAGAAGAACGTGAACCTGAAACATTTGCAGCAATGCAAAAAGATCAAGAAGCAAGTCAACAACGACGAATAGAAGCAGGGGTACGTGGTAATTATCCGCAAGGCTATACACCTTTTGAAATTAAACCACCCATAGGTTTTGAAAAAAGGCAAAGAATAGCAAGTTATGGTATAGACCCTGATAACCCATATGAATTCGAAGATAGAACAAAAGAAAGAGAATTTTATAATTTATTAGCTTTTGGACCTAGAAAGTTATCAAAAGAAAATGTTCAACATGTTTTAGATAAATCAGGTATAAAAGGTGATCTATTATACGTAGACCCGTCAAAGCCTGATTTAGGTTTTAGATTTAAACCAGAAGGTAGCGATCAATATCAAATATTACGAAACCCTAAATTAACAAGAGATGATATAAGAAAATTTGTATTACAAGAATCTCCTGCAATAATAGGAGATATCGGAGGAATTGCTGCTGCTGCTGCATTCACCAGAGGTGCGAGTTTAGGCTCTACAAGTATACCTAATGCTTTTATGAATATTGCAAAAGCAACAGCAGGTTCTACTGCAGGTGCTGTAGGTGGTGATGTAGCTAGGTTAGTTTATGGTCAACAACAAGGTTATAACGACCTTACTCCAGAAGAAATAGTAGACGAAGCAGCATTAATGGGTCTTTATGCAGGAGTAGGAACAACTGCTGTAAACACCGCTATGAAAGTTGTACCTGCTTTTTATAGAGCATTATCAGGCGAATTAATTCCTGCAGATGTATTAGCTAAAATACAAGCAGTTATAGATAGACAAGGTGCTATTTTACAACGTAAGGGTACAGAACAAACTATTTACGGCGTAGACGTTGCAACCGTAGACGAAATAAATGATCAAATACGTTATTTTGTAAAAGAAGCAGGTGAAGAATATAAAGGTTATAACCCTTCCCTAGCAGGAGCTAATCCATTAGATCAAGACGCAGCAGATTTAGAATTTATATGGCTTAAATTAGCAAAAGACCCAAAACTAACGGGTTTATATGGTGAAATGAAAAGCGGTAATCAAAGTGTTATAAATTTATTAATGAGAGAATTAGGAAAAGAATTCGAAGGTAAAGCATTAAAAGATATACCTGTAGGCACCGATGTTGACGAAGCAGTTCGTGCTAGTGCTGAAGAACAAATAGATCGATATGTTACAGAAGGGTCAGCAGCTATTAACCGTATTCTTAAAGAAGCTGATGAAGGTATACCTACATCAAATACAACTTTATTCGATAAAACTGTTAAAGGTGATGCAGATATTTTACCGAAAACGACCTCTAACTTAGCAGCCGTTAGGGATAATTATTTAAAAGATTACCAAGACAATTTTAATAAAATACTTAATGACCCACGTTATGCAGAATTTTCTACAGGTGCAGGTTTTACTAAAAATATTGCTAAAGAATTTAAAATGTTGCGTAACACAACAACAAAACAATTTAAAAGACAAGATGTTGTTAAAGAAATAGAACAAACATTAGGATTAGGTAATAAAGAAAAAACATTATTATATAGATTAGCAGGTCAATCCCCCGATGGTAGTGCTGTGTTTAAAAGTCCAGATTTTACGTTAAGAGAGTTATTCGAGTTACAAATTGTTTTAAATGAATTAAGGGTAAATTCTAAAATTGCAGGATCAAGAGTTTTTGCTCGTGAAGGTATAAAAAATATAAATAAACAAATAGATAAAAGTTTTAATGATGAAGTAGCTAAACGTTTAGGTATAACTGTAAGAACTAACTATGGTAAAAAAGATTTAGCTAAAATAGAAGAATATAAAAGAGTAAACAATTTCGGTAATGATTTAACATTAGCTTATAGAGAAATGGACCAAGCGTATACCGACGTTAATAATCAAGTTTTAAAACAATTAATAGCTAATGAAAGACCAGAAGAATTAATTCCTGCTTTATTAAACACTAATCAAGCTGGTGCTAGAATTAATACACCTGTTACTGATTTTATTAAAGTTTTAGAAAGTGGTGGTAATGATGGCGTTTTTTATGTACAAAAAGAAATGTTAAATTATATACGAAACACAGTAATAAAACCTGATAATACTCCCTTACAAAATAATAAAGCCGTAAAAGATTTTATAAATAAAAACAAAGGTACGCTAGATGCAATATTTAGAGATGATTTTGGAACGATATTAAACAAAAATCAGCTAGATAAAGTTGGTAGAAAAATAGAAATACAAGACCGTCAAATAAATGTTTTAAAAAATACTTTTGGAGTAGATGTAGATTCTGTTAATCCTGTTTACGATATAGTAAATAATATTATTAGAGCAGGCTCTGATGTTAGAAGTAGCGGACAACTACAAAATGATATAGATTTTTTAATGACTACTATAGGTGATAATCCTATTTTAGAAGAACAAGTTGCAGCACTAACAAGAAATATTTTATTAAGAGATTTTTTAGGCTTACGTAAAGGAGCAGGAGGTCAGTTTGAAATAAACCCACAAGCTCTAAACAGTATTTTAAATGAAGGTTTCGGACCAGATGAACTAGCAGGTAGATTAACTTTTGAAGAATCTTTTGGTAAATTATTAGGAAAAGATTCTGCAGATAATATAAAAGCTTTTAAATTATTAAATGATTTAGTACAAAGAGAAGTTGGGCTTGACCCCTCTGAAGGGTTAAGTTTAGCAATGATGAATGTAGATCAAACTAAAGCAATGCCTGGATTTAAAATATTACAAAGAATGTTAATACCACCGCTTACGCAAACAGGTAGAAGGGTTACTGCCCTTGATTTTCTTATGAACACTCGTTCTGAAGATTTTATTAGACAAATGATAGCTGACCCAAAACTTGCTAGACAAGTAGTTAGAGCAGCAGAAGGTAGGGTTTCAATACAACAATTAGCTAATTTCCTAACTGCTTATAATATTACAACAGGTGATGTAAAGATTCCATTTAGTAACTTCTATATCGAAGATATGGGGAATGAGTTACAGTATTATGATACAGAACTTAAAAAATTAAAGATTGATCAAAAAGAAGAACTTACATTAGAAGATGAACAAGCCTTACTCGATGTAGTTACAGAGTATATAAACAATAGAAGAAAATGATGTTATTAAATAATAGAAACGGTATCCTTTCATTAGCAAACGCTAGGCGAGACGCTAATATATCTAGAAATAAAGCAAAAGATCAGTACGAAGCAGACGTAGCTGATTTTAAAGATAACCGTGTTAGAGAAATAGAAAACGATTTTATGTCTACTGGGGGTTTTTCTGATAACCCTATGTTTATGCAATCCCCTTTAGTTGAAGAACTCCCAAGTGACATGATAGTATCTCCTATGCCTAATGAATTTAGTGTGCCTTTTAATCCGATAGATGATCTAGGACCTATTGAGCCTACACCTTTTATACCTCCCGAAGAATTTATACCACCACCAGATGATCTAGGACCTATTGAGCCTACCCCTTTTATACCTCCTGAAGAATTTATGCCACCACCATACGCTCCTATAGAAAACCCTTATGTACCTATTTTTGACCCGCCTGTATCAGAAAAACCTGAGCCACCACCATCTATTGGTGGTCCTAGTCTTGATCCTGGAGCGGGTCCAGTAGATCCATTTGATCCAATATTTCAGCCACCTATAGAGCCTCCTGTTGGACCTACTCCAACACCACCTCCAGGATATAGACCACCACCTTATTACGGAGGACCTGTGCCACCACCTCCAGGAGTTGAGCCCCCAGTTTTTACACCACCTGAGCCGACACCACCTCCTGTTGAGCCGCCACCGACAACACCGCCGCCACCTCCACCACCACCTCCAGGAGGCGGTCCTATTGTAGGCAAAGAAAAAAGACGTTATTACGAGCGACCAACATCTTTTGAAAGTGGTGTGCCTGCATTTAAACTTCCGTCAGGACTTTCTATCGACAGCTTTGGAAGAGCTCCAGGAAAATATGGAAGACCAGAACCAACTCCTATGCCTCCGAAACCACCAACTCCTGTATTTCCTCCAAGACCACCAAGACCAGAGCCACCGATTATGTGTTTTGTAAGAGGAACAAAAGTTGATATGGCTAATGGTACGCAAAAAGCTATTGAAAATATAAAAGTTGGTGATATAGTTTTAGCACAAGACAATGCTTCTGATGTAGTTTCTTATGTACATGATATACCAAAAGATAATAGAAACTTATGGACTATAAATGATAGAATAACAGCTACAGATGCACATGCATTTTTAACGGAAGAAGGTTGGAAATCTAATAATCCTAAATTATCAAATACTGTGTACAATGAGTACGGAATTGAAGTAAAAGATTTACAAGTAGGGGATAAATTAATTACTAAAGAAGGTGTAGAAGAAGTAACTAAATTAGAAAATTCAGAAGCTTTTGTAAAAGTATATAACTTTACTACTTCATCAACGCATACGTATTTGGTTGATGGTGTTGTATCACATAATAAACTACCACCAGACCCACCTTTTCGTCCAGGAGGTCCTATATTTTTTCAACAGCCTGAAAACCCAAGAGATGATATGAGTTATTTGTTTAGTGAGCCTTTAGAGAAAAAATTTGGTGGGCGTTTAAATAAAGGGATTATGCGGTTGCCGCAAAGTCAACAAGGGGATATAATGACAACAAGAATATTCCAAAATGCATTCAAGCCAAGGAGATAAACTATGATGCAACAAGGTATAATGAGTAAACTAGATCAACTTAGACAAGGTGGCGGAGCAGCACCTATGGCAGGTCCAGCACCTATGGCAGGTCCAGCACCTATGCCGCCAACAGCACCTTCTCCAGAACTAATGCAAGATCAAGCACCTGAAATGGTAGCAGAAAGACCTGAGCCTGTAGACGCAGGACAAGACGCACAAAACTTAGCTTCAGCTGTTATACAAAGATCACAAGGTGATCCTCAACTAGCTCTAAATATTATAGAAGGAGCAAAAGGCATAATAATACAAAGCATAGAGGGTAGTCAGCGTCCACAGATGATGGAAAGTGGCGGTCCATTAACACAAGCAGGAAGACGTGTAACAGAAGACGACGAGCCAAAAACACAAACGGGAAGACGTCTTAAACCAATACCAGAAGGTGGTGATGTACAAAGTGCATTAAACAGATTAAATTATTTAAGAGATAATTAATTAATCCAATCTTTCCATTTTTCGTCGCCTAATACTTCTTGGGCTAAATTAAGTTTACTTCTAAGTGCTTTTACAATTTTTTCATCAACTGTTCCTTTAGCAACTAAATCGATATATGTAACTTTATTACTTTGTCCTATACGATGAGCACGGTCTTCAGATTGTAAACGTTTTTCTAAATCGTAATTATTACTATAATAAATTACATTTTTAGCTTCTGTTAATGTAATACCGTAACCACCTGTTTGTACATTACTTATCAAATACTGTAGTTGTGAATTAGGGTCTTGAAACCTACGTATAATTTCTTGTCTTTCTTCATCAGGTGTTTCACCATAATAAGTAGCTACACTATCCGTTCCTGTAAATTCTTGTAAAGTTTTTAATATTCTTTTTATATCGTATTGATAGTTCGCCCATATAATAGTTTTACCTTGTGTTTCTTGTAAAATATTTATAAGTTCATCTAACCTATTGTTTTTAATTTCAACTTCTTCCCCTTGATCGTGTTTTACGAAACCACAAACAACTTGATGTAATCTAAGTATCTGTGTAAGTATTGAAGTTACACTTACTGTTTCATTCGATTCTAATTCAGCTATAGCATACTTTGCAATATCTTTATAAACTTTCTTTTGTTCAGGTGTTAGTTCTACTTCACGAGTTGTATAAATTTTATCAGGTAAATCTAAACATTCTTTCTTTAAAACTCTATAAGAAAAACTATCTAAAGATGAAGTTAATTCTTCTAAATTTTGATAACCTACTACTTGTCTAAAACTGTGCGTTCCTAGTTTTCTATTCATAACTTGTGCGTATCTATTTTGAAAAGAATAAAAGGAGCCGTATCCAAGCAAGTGTGTATTAAGAAAAGCACACTGACTATATAAATCAAGTGGTGAGCGTGTAACAGGGAAACCTGTAAGTATTCTACGATACTTTGTATTTACCGCTAGTTTAATTAAATTTTTAGTTCTTTGTGCTTTCGGGTTTTTTATTGTTGTAGATTCATCTACCGCCATCAAACATAAATTACCCATAATAAACTTATCAACATAAGCTACACCTTTTTTAGTGCTGAACGCTTCGACATTAATAATAAGTATTTTGAGTTCGTAACACGGGTCAAACAGTTCTACTAAATCTTTCTTTTGTTTTTTATTAGGTGCGGGATTCCAAATAGCCGTTTTATATTCTACGTGGTCAGGCATATGTGCTGGTATTTCTTTTTCTAACCAGTTCCTATAAACTCCTTTAGGGGCGATTATAATAGCAGAATTAATAACACCTTTATTATATAAAATAGCAATATTATCTATTAATACTTTAGATTTACCTGTGCCCATTTCCATAAAATAAGCGTATTCGTGTTTCTTCCACGATTTCTTTAACGCTTGTAATTGGTGTGCGTATGGTTTAGTTTTAAACTTATAATTTATTTCCATCTTAACTTTCTAATTTCTAAGTAATAATATAATCTATATCTAATAGAAAATATAGCCCAAAATAATAATCTTCTTATCCGATTAGTAGAGGGTAATCCACAGAATCTATTAAAATATTAACGATATTAGTAAATCTTAAAAAATTTTTTATATAAAATAAAATATTTTTAAAATAAATAATACTAATAGCTTTACTTTGGTATTAGTCGCCTATATATTAATAGCCTAGAAATAAGAAAGGAGAAAAAAATGACAGTATATGTTGTTCAAGAAGTTCCAGGACGAAACATCGCAGGTGCTAGACAGTATGGCGATTTTGAAGTTCTGTTACCTTCTAATACACAAATCATGTTAAGCTCTGGACCTTCTGTTCGTAGAATGAAAAAACTACTACAAGACTATAAAGAGGGCGATTACTTATTGTTGATAGGAGACCCTGCGGCTATTGGCGTAGCGTGTTCCTTAGCTGCATTTTTTAATCGAGGTAAATATAGTATATTAAAGTGGGATAAACAAGAAGGCTTGTATTATCCTGTAGAAATAGATATACATCAGAAAGGAGAACTAAATGAGTGAAAAACCTACTTTTGAAGAACTTGTTGGTAATACTAAACCAGATTCATGGGATAGTGAAGTTACCGACAATGAATTAGCTACAGTTTCTAGTTTAGCTCAAAAACAATTAGACCTTGCAAACGAAGTTTCAGGGTTAGAGGATATGTTAAAAGCTAAAAAAGAAGAGTTGCGTTTAACCCAAGAACAAGAGCTACCTGACGCTATGTCAGCAGCAGGACTTACACAGATAACTTTATCTACAGGAGAAAAGATATCTATTAATGAGTTCTATGCCGCTCATATTTCTAAGGCAAACCAACAACAAGCTTACCAATGGCTTTTAGATAACGGTCATGAAGGAATTATAAAGAATGAAGTTTCTTTAAAATTTGGTCGTGGTGAGAGTGCTATTGTTGATGAAACAGTATTAGCTCTTAAATCTAGAGGTCTATCGCCAGAGGTAAAACAGAGTATTCATCCGTCTACGTTAAAAGCTTTTGTAAAAGAACAGTTAACGACGGGGAATGATATACCAACTGAGCCTTTCGGAGTCTATATAGGCACGAAGGCTATCATCAAATAGGAGTAGAACATGATTGATGAAAATAAAGAAGTAGCTCCAAAAGCTACAACCGATGTAGTAACTTTCGATGATACTTTGTTATCGGAAGGAACTGGATTAGAAGAAACTACGGTAGAGGATTTTGCGATTCCTTTTATCAGAGTTTTACAACCCATGTCGCCACAACTTAATAAAGCTAGTGGCTCATATGTAGAAGGTGCAAGTGCAGGTGATCTTTATAACACAGTTACTAACAGTGTTTATTCAGGTGATAAAGGAATTGTTTTAGTTCCTAGTGCTTACATTAAAAAATATATTGAATGGGTGCCAAGAGAGAAAGGTGGTGGTTTAGTAAACGCTAACCACGATATTTCTATTTTAAGTGAGTGTAGAAAAGACCCAGAGTCTAGAAGATTCTATACTAAAGATGGTAATGAGATTGTAGAGACTGCACAGTTTTATGTGTTAGTTCTTGATCCAGAGCCACAACAAGCTGTTATAGCATTTACTTCTACACAACTAAGTGTAGCACGTAAATGGTTAACTATGATGAGAATGGCTAGAGTACAAAACTCACAAGGTCAACACGTAGAAGCACCTATGTTTGCTTATACTTATAGACTCACTACTACTTCGCAATCTAATGATAAAGGCACATGGAATAGCTTTAGCATAAGCCAAGAAGGTCAGACTTCTTTAGCAGATGCACAAGTTGCTAAAACTTTTATGACTGCCGCTAGATCAGGAGAAGTTGAAGTTAAAGAAGAACAGTTAAACGACACAGTTACACTGTAGCCATGTCGTTAGCTGAAACGTTCGCAAAACGGTATGCAGGACTACGTTCTGCATACGGAACGTTTACATCTACCAATGAAACACGAGAAGACGGTAAAGCCAGTGGTAAAAATATTACCATTTCTAAAAACTTAGAAGAAAAAGATGTTATAGATTTATGGACTAAACATCTTAACGGACAACAAAGTTTAGGGATAGTCCCTATTAATGAAGATAATAATTGTGTGTGGGGAGCCATCGATGTTGATGAGTATCAATTAGATTTAAAAAGTCTTGCTATCCGACTTGCTCAACAAAAACTCCCACTTGTGCTTTGTAGAAGCAAAAGCGGTGGTGCTCATATATTTATTTTCTTAGTAGAGCCTATCCCTGCCTCTATGTTACAAAGAAAACTTAGACAAGTAGCGGCAGCCATAGGGTATGGTCAAGCAGAAATATTTCCTAAACAAACTAAACTATTATTAGATAGAGGCGATAGGGGCAGCACATTGAATATGCCCTATTTCGGCGGAGAAAACTCAACAAGATACGCTTATGGTGAAGAAGGGCAAGCACTTACGCCTAACGAGTTTATAGAGTATATAGATAAAATACAGATAACACCAAAACTTTTAGAACAACTAGAAGCTAGTCCCCTTAACGAAAAACAAGAATGGTTGGATCAAGCACCTCCGTGTATACAACATTTAATAGTACAAGGTTTTCCGAAAGGCACACGTAATTCAGGTTTGTTTAATGTAGGTGTGTTTTTACGAAAGAAGTTTGCAGACGATTGGGAAAAAAGGTTAGAAGATATAAACATACAATATATGCAACCACCACTAGGAGCACAAGAAGTTTTAACAGTTATTAAACAACTTAAACGTAAAGATTATTTTTATAAATGTAACGACCAACCTATAGCTAGTCATTGCAATAGTCCTTTATGTAGAACTAGAAAATATGGTATTGGTGCTAACGGTGGTACACCTTTATTTAGTAATTTAACAAAACAAGATAGTGATCCACCCATATGGTTTTTAGATGTAGAAGGTGGTCGATTAGAATTAGAAACAGATGACTTATTAAACCAAAATAGATTTCAACGTAAATGTATGGAAGCCCTTAATAAAATACCCCCCAAAGTTAAAGACAATGTGTGGAGACAAATAATACAACAATTATTAGATGTTATTACCATAGTAGAAGTTCCTGCCGAAAGTTCTACTGAAGGACACTTTATGGAATTACTAGAAGCTTTTTGTACTGAACGACCTGCTAGAGAAAGAGATGAGTTATTATTACATAAACCTTGGACTAATAAAGGTAAAACATATTTTAGACTAGCTGATTTGATGGATTATTTACATAGAAATAATTTTAAAGAATATCAAAGAAATAAACTTACATCTAAACTAAAACAATTAGAAGGAGAGCCATACTTTTTTAATATAAAAGGCAAAGGTGTAAACGTATGGCATATAAACGAATTTACTACTCAAAGTGAGCCCCACGACTTACCAGAGTTTAATGATATGAAAATATGATAGATTATAAACCAGAGTATTTTAAAAACCAAAACCCAATAATTACTGAATGGGACGAGCCAACTATAAGAGAGTTTAAAGGTCATAAAGTTTTAGGTAGAAAAACAGCAGGATACGGCAATACATTCGCATACGCAGGTAAAAATTATAAAGGACGTCCGTGGTCAGATAATCACCTTATTTTTAGAATAAAAACTTTAACAGAGTATATGTTGTCAAAAGAATATAACATGGATGTTGAATTTTCTTTTTGTTTATGTGGCTACTACGGCACAAACGGCAAAGGTATACCACATCACTCAGATACTGTTCCAACACTAGACGATTTAGTTGTTTCTATATCTTTTGGAGCACCTAGAGTTTTCACATGGAGACATTATCAAAACGCAGTTAAAGTAAAAACAAACACAAGTGAGATAGACACAGTATCAGAAAATTTTATAAAGACAGAAGATACTTATATTTTAAATCATGGCGATGTATTAATTTTTGATGGTCATAGCCAGATGAAATCTACTCACGCAGTTCCTGATATGATCGGTGCAGGAGAGAGAATAAATTTAACTTTTAGAACAGGTATATGACTTTACCAAACCATACACAAGTTATTCTTGGACCTCCTGGAACGGGAAAAACTACAACACTATTAGAGCTTATAGAAAAAGAATTAGAATCAGGCACGGAGCCTACAAACATAGGTTTTTTTACTTTTACACGTAAAGCAGTAAATGAAGGTAAAGAAAGAGCTATGACAAAGTTTGGTATAACTAATAAAGAATTACCTTATTTTAGAACACTACACTCATTAGCGTTTAGACAACTAGGATTAACTAGAGAAAATGTAATGGGTAGAGAAGATATAGCAGAACTAAACGAGAAACTAAATTTAAAACTAACAGGTAGAACACAGTCAGAAGAAGGTCATTTATTCGCTATGACTCACGACGACAGGTTAGCGTTTATAGAAAATTTAGCAAGGATGAGGTATGTGTCGCTAGAAGAACAATGGCACGATGTAGACGAAGCTGTTGGGTGGTTTGAATTAGAACGTTATGCAAGAGGATTAAAGTTATTTAAAGAAGATAAATTATTAGTTGACTATACTGATATGTTACATAAGTTTTTACACGAAGGAACTATACCAAAACTAGATGTTATGTTTGTTGATGAGGCACAAGATTTATCACCGATACAGTGGGCGGTGGTGCGTAAACTAGCAGAAAGAGCAAAACGTATTTATGTTGCAGGAGACGATGATCAAGCTATCTATAAATGGGCGGGTGCTGACGTTGACTATCTTATAAGTAATTCTAAAAACGCTATGGTACTAGAACAATCTTATAGAATACCCGCAAGCGTACATGAGTATGCTAAGAAATGTATATCACAAGTTAGTTCACGAATACATAAAACGTGGCACCCAAGAAAACAACAAGGTCTTGTAAGATGGGAGCCAAGTATAACATTGTTAAATATGGAACAAGGCGACTGGTTAGTATTAGCTAGAACAAACTACTTACTAGAAGAAGTAGATGAGTATTGTAGAAACGAGGGATGGTTTTTTGAAGTTAAAGGTAAAACAAGTTTACCAGAAAGCAAAGTAAGAGCTGTTATAAATTGGGAAAAATTAAGAAAAGGAGCACAAATATCTTTAGCAGAGTGTGCGAATATATTGAAATATATAAAGGTTAAAGATTATAAAAAGTTAGATTTATTAGAGGCTTCTATAAAACCCAGCATAGATACATTACAAGAACAGTTCTCAGATTTACCAACGGGTCATTGGTATGACGTATTTACATTACTTAGACCAAAAGAAATAAGTTATATACGGGCTATGTTACGTAGAGGAGAAAAAATTACAAAACAACCTAGAATACGGCTATCTACTATACATGCAGCAAAAGGTGGTGAAGCAACTAACGTTGTATTACTTACTGATATAACTACAAGAGTTTATAAAAATTATCAGAAAAATCCTGATGATGAAAATAGGGTGTTCTATGTCGGTATGACTAGAGCTAAAGAAAACTTATATCTAATAGAGCCAAAAACAACACGCTGTTTTCAGATATAAAGTTCTTTACTTTGCAATAAAAAGTAAAGTATATTATTAATAAAGAAAGGAGGGACGTATGTCTTCAATTAGAAAGAAACTACTCGTTAATGAAAACGATAGTAAAAATACAAGAATGGATATAGCTAGTGCGGGTGTATTAGCTAATTGGCGACCAGATGAGATAGCTCATATGAGTCGTTTCGACAAGATTGCTTCTATGTGTATAGAGGAGTCTAGAAAACTAGGTAGACCGCTAGATACTTTTGAAGTTGGTTGTGGGGAGTGTTGGGCTCTTAGAAACTTATACAAGGCTTATGTAATTAAAAAGTCTGATGTTATACGGTCGTTCTACGGAACAGATATAGACCCTGCTTGTGAAAAAGAATTACCTTATTGGTCGAACGCAGGTGGTGATCTTATGGACTCTACATGGTTTAAGAACTTTAATCCACAAATAGTAATACAAGATTTAACAGTTGACCCTGTGTTTAAACTAGAAGACGAAAGTATAGATTTCTTTTGGTCTACGGAAGTTATTGAACATATGGGTAGAGAGTTTGTTCCTGCATGGTTAGATGATGTAGCTAGGGTTATGAGACCTAATGCACTTGGATTCGTGTCTACACCTAACCATGACGGGTCTAACGATAAACTACCTGAAGATCACGTATATGAGTGGGGCTTTCAGGAACTAAAAGAAGAATTAGAAAGAAACTTCGATATAGTTGCTGTAACAGGAACGTTTATACAATTACCTAATTTAAAGAAAGCTATGAAACTAAACGAAGCTTATCCTAATGGTTGGACACCAGAACAGTTTAATATGTTAACAAATAGATACGGTAAACAGTTTTTAAGAGTAGTTGCTGCTACGTTTTATCCAGAGTATGCAAATAACTGTTCATGGGTATTACGTAAAAAGTAATGTTTATTCAAGAAGAACTTGATAGATACTTGTATTGGCAAGTAGAAAGAGAAAACATCAGACTACAGAAGGAAGTCTCTAACCTTCCCGCTCCTTGGACTGATGATCCGATACTACAACAGTATAAGTTCTGTCAGGTTTTTCGTGAAGAAGATAGGACTACTAGGTGGTTTAAAAAACATATTAGAGAGCCTATGCGAGAAAATACAGATGTTCTTATGGCTACTGTAATTTTTAGATGGTTTAATTGGATACCTACAGGAAGAACTCTTATAGAACATAACTTACTTACAAATTGGGATAGGAAGAAAGCTATAAAAGAAATAACTAAACAAGATAAATGGGTAACAGGAGCATATATAGTAAAGTCTCCTAATGGTATGGATAAAGTTACAGGAGTGGCAGAGTGTATTACTCATATGTGGGAACGTAAAAACTATATGCTAGAAAAACTAGACGAAGCAGCAGAGAACAAGACAAGCACACTAAAGTATTGTTGGGATTTATTGAGAGAATACCCATACATGGGACCATTTATGGCGTATGAAGTTGTAACAGATTTACGGTTTACTTATTTATTAGATGAAGCTAAAGATAAACTAACATGGGCTAATGCAGGTCCAGGAGCAATGCGAGGGCTAAATAGATTAACAGGTAGACCATTAGATTTTTGTCAACGTAGTCATGATTGGTGTAGTGAGATGACAGCTTTATACGCTATAGCTAAAGAACGATTACCCTCACATATAACAAAAAGGAACGATTTACCCTATGAACTTAGAGAGATAGAAGGTGGTCTATGTGAGTTTGATAAATACTCACGTATATATAAAGGGGAAGGCAGAACGAGGTCAGTCTATAAACACGACGACACATTACCATTAATAGAGGGATAATATGAATTGTTGGCATTGTAATACAAAATTAATATGGGGTGGAGACCATGATATTTCTGATGAAGATTCAGAATATATGATGGAAACCAATTTAAGTTGTCCAAACTGTGACTCTTTTGTCATAGTTTATTTACCAAAGGAGAAAGTATGAAAACTATAACAGCAAGAAATGTAAATGGTGCTATACTTAGAGGCATTGATTTATTTAAAGATGAAATAAATTATAGAGAACAAGAAAGTAGAAACGGTAAAACTTTAGAGGCGGTAGAGCCTGTTACAACGACATACCTTAGACCTACAGAAAGAGTTTGTTTAATACCTGAAAGAGACGCTAATCCTTTTTTCCATTTTATAGAAAGTATGTGGATGTTGGCAGGTAGAAACGATTTAGAATCATTGACTTACTATGTAGCAAGTATGTCTAATTTCTCAGATGATGGTGAAACTTTATGGGGTGCTTATGGCTATAGGTGGCGACAGTATTTTCATAAAGATCAACTAGATATGGTTGTAAAACTATTAAAAGAAAATCCCGATGATAGACGTGCAGTATTACAAATGTGGGACGCTAATAAAGATTTAGCTAGAGTAAGTAAAGACGTGCCATGTAATACGAATATCTATTTTAAAATCAGAGATGGTGTTCTAAATATGACAGTATGTAATAGGTCTAACGATATGTTATGGGGTGCGTATGGTGCTAACGTGGTACATATGTCAGTTTTGCAAGAACTTATAGCACACAGACTTGGTGTGCCTGTTGGTGTTTATAGACAAGTAAGCGACAGTTTTCATGTTTATTTGAATGAAGTGTGGGATAGAGTAAAACATTTATCTTTAGACGCATACGCTATTAGATCAGCAGCAAACCCATACGATACGCTTTATAATTACAAACCCAGTGATTTATTTATAGAACATGATTGTTTAGATTTTGAGCATGAAAGGTTTTTTAATTATCATCCTGCTGATATTGTAGGAGCAAATAATTGGGTAAACCCATGTTATAGAGATATTGCAGTTCCTATGGCTCACACATACTACCTATATAAAACAGGTAAGTATGCAGAGGCTTACGAACATTGTAACAAAATAGTTCCAGAAGATTGGAAAGACGCTTGTCTTAGTTGGCTCCGCACACGAGAAGAGCGTAAAAATAAACTAGCGGAAAAAGGAGAATAATATGAGTGCAGATTTTAATCTTATGAAAGAGGTCGCACAACAAGATTTACAAGCTCTACAACGAGCTGAACAATCTTACGGCGATTCTTGGAAAAGACGTGGCGGTGTCGGTGCTTTTATGATGTTAGCCCGTAAGTTCGATAGGATAGAACACCAGTCGAAAAAACACGGGTGGGATGTCTTCGAAGCAGGTGCCGTCTATAGTGGCGAAGCAGGTCTACTAGACGATATACGAGACTTGCGTAGATACTTATTACTTGTAGAACAAGAAATACTAGCACAAGAAATAGAAGAAAATATTCCTTACGAAAACGAAGGAGACAATACTAACGAACAGGAGGAAATATCATGAGTTGGTTTAAAAAGATAGTAGACTTTTTCACACCTCAAATGGAAGGTGAAGCAGAAGTAGCAAAAGCAAAAAAACTTTTAAAAGAGGCAGAAGTCTTAGACGCAGCAGTTGAAGAGGCTACGATAGAACTAGAGCCTATTACAAAAGCAGCAGGTAAAGTAGAAACAATAGTGCCTGTGAAACCTAAACGTGCAAGAACTAAAAAAGGCAGATATAAAGCAGACGATAAGTCTACTCCAGATTTTAATGAAGCATGGGAAGGTGGTAAAGCACCTAAGAAAAAGACTAAAAAGAAAAAGTGATTTTACAAACGCCTATGCCTTTATTTACACCTAAAAGTTCTTGGTCAGTTCCTGATGTGTTTCCTCAATTTAATCCTGATGAAACAGTAGCAATCGACCTTGAAACATATGATCCTGACCTTACTATTAATGGTCCAGGATGGGCTACAGGAAAAGGTTATATTGTCGGTGTAGGTGTAGCTACTCAAGACTGGGTGGGTTATTTTCCTATTAGACATGAGGGTGGTGGTAATTTAGATGAGGGTATGGTTTTACGGTGGCTCAAAAACGTTTTATCTACTCAACGTAAAGTAATCTTCCACAATGCTTTATATGATGTTGGGTGGTTAAAAAGGGAGGGCATTGATATTCACGGACAAGTTCTGGACACTATCATTGCCGCTCCTCTTTTAGACGAAAATAGATTTTCATATTCGTTAGACAATCTTGGTAAAGATTGGTGTGATGAAACTAAAGATGAAAGTTTATTACAAGACGCTGCACTGGCTTATGGCTGTAATCCTAAAAGTGAGATGTATCGTTTACCTGCAAAATTTGTTGGACCGTATGGAGAACAAGACGCTAGACTTACGTATAAGCTATGGCATACTTTAGAACAACAAATTAAAGAACAAAGTTTAGAAAAAGTCTTAGAGATGGAACTTAGCCTTATACCTCTACTTATTGAAATGAGATGGAGAGGAGTGAGGGTAGATACTAATAAAGCAGATGAAATAAGTGATCGTCTATCTAAAGAAGAACAATTAATACAGGTAGAAATAAAACGAAAGTATGGCACAGATGTAAATCTATGGGCTAACGCTTCTTTACAAAATATTTTCGACAACAACGATTTATGGTATCCACGTACAGAAAAAGGCACACCTAGTTTTCAAAGGCAGTGGTTAGAAGGACACGAACATGAGTTGCCTAAATTAATTGTTAGAGCTAGAAAACTTAATAAAGCAAGGACAACGTTTATAGATAAAATGATAGGAAATCATGTATTTAACGGACGTATACACGCTGAAGCTCACCCTATGCGTAATGATAGAGGTGGTACAGTAAGTGGTAGGTTTAGTTATAGCAATCCTAATCTACAACAAGTTCCTGCTCGTGATCCAGAAATAGGTAATTTAATTAGGTCGTTGTTTATACCAGAGGATGGTTGTCAGTGGGGAGCTTTTGATTATTCTCAACAAGAGCCAAGACTAACAGTGCATTACGCTAACGAAATGAGTTTAGTAGGGGCGAAAGAAGCCGTACAACAATATACAGAAGAAAGTGCAGACTTTCATCAAATAGTTGCAGATATGGCTAATATACCACGTAAACAGGCAAAGACGATTAACTTAGGATTAAGTTACGGAATGGGAAAAGAAAAACTAATTAATGAATTAGGATTAGATGAATTCGAAGCTGAAAAATTATTTAGACAGTACCATGAAAAAGTTCCGTTTATAAAAGCATTACAAGATCAATGCACTCGGATAGCTAATCTAAAAGGATTTATAAAAACTATTGGTGGACGTAGATGTCGTTTCGATTTATGGGAAAGTAAATTTGAAAGAACTACACCACTAGCAAAAGAAGAAGCAATTAATAAATATGGCGATGAACTTAAACGTTCATTTACTTATAAAGCACTCAACCGTTTGATACAAGGCTCTGCGGCAGACATGACTAAACTAGCTATGATAGAACTATGGAAGGAAGGCATTGTCCCACACTTGCAAATACATGACGAAGTAGATATATCTATTGAAAATCATGCTCAGGCTAAAAAAGTCGTAGAGGTTATGGAGAACTGTGTAAAAATCGCAGTACCTCTATTAGTCGACGCAGAGCTTGGTCAATCGTGGGGGGAAGTTAAGGAGATAACTCTATGAGAGGTATAACACCACAAAAGAAAGCAGAAAGTCAAGAAAAATATACAAAAATATTTGAGCAATGGAAATTTAACGATAATACTCTACTCGAACTAGCAACAGAATATGATTTAACTAAACAACGTATATGGCAAATTATAACAAGATGTAAACTCGGTGATGGTGATTATTATGTTGGTGTTCAAGTTGCACGTAATAAATGGAACGAGTTAAATAAAACATATGATGATTTTGATCAAATATCTACTAAATATAATGCATGGTTAAAGACTAAAGGTGTAAAAACTAGTATAAATAACCAATCAGTTGTCCCACATAGCGGATGGGACTGGAAATACTAAATTTAGGGTTAAATCGGAAAAATCGGTCTCACCAGACGCCACGTAGTGCGTTTTGACGAGGTAGTTAAGGTAATCGCCTTAGATTATAAAGTAAAGCCTTATATGCGATCCTAATAAGTCTAAAGCTTGTTTTTACGTTTTACTCCTTTACTATGTCTAAAATGAGGTGTATATTATATATATGGCTAAAAAAGAACCATACTCAGCACAATACAAAGGAGTTCATAAAGAATATGGCTCATTCAGAAAAATGGTGAGCCCTTGCTCTATCAAAAAAGATGAAGTATTGGCTTTTGGAGATGGTAGGTTTGCTCCTGATGATATACCACTCGATCATCAAATTTGGGAAGCAGTTGAGTTTCAAGATGAATTACATAGGCAAGCGTGTGTAGAACATGAAAGTCGAGTAGTTTTTGATGCTCTAGAACAAATGAACAAATCATACGATGAAAACCACGATGTGCTCTACACCACAGATAGACAACACAGAATGATGAAACAAGGACGTTTTGATCGTGAAGCACATAACAGACGAATGAGAAAATACTACTCAGAACATAAAGAAGAACGCAGAGCTTATTATAGAAAATATAGACAACTTAAAAAGGCGGAGTTAAAAAATGGCAAAAGAAAAGGGATTGTGGCTGTTGCTAAGGGAAAACCTAGAGGGAGTTCATCTACAGAGGATTGAGACAGGTATGACTGGTTCAGGTGTTCCTGACGTTAATGGTTGTGGTTGGGGTAAAGAATTTTGGATAGAACTAAAAGAAATACATAGAGGTAATCAACTTACTCTACGACCAATGCAAGTTTCTTGGTTAGCAAAAAGGGCTATGCACGGCGGTCAAGTATTTGTTCTTGCACGTAAGAACGATGAACTTAAACTTTTTCATATAGATAGTCTATCAGGAATAAAAGAACTTGTTAGTGAGGGTTTTAAACATAAAGCTCTCGTTACGCTCACTAAACCTTACGAATGGGAGCGTCTTACTGGTGCTTTACTATCATAGGTATGCTATATACTATATATAAGGTAAGCGTGGGGCTTACGACCATATGAACTATCAGAAAGGAGAAATTATATGGCACATAATATAGAAACAATGGCGTGGGCTAACGATGAGCCTTGGCACGGATTAGGTGTTAAGGTTGAAGATAGTCTTACTCCATTGCAGATGTTGGAGGCGGCAGAGTTAGACTGGACTGTAAGTAAACGTCCAAGCTACACTATCGACTCTCCAAACTGGAGCGACGACGTAGGCTTAATGCAAGCTGAGGATACTTTCCATATCGTTCGTGACAGTGACAATACAATACTATCCCATTGTGGTAAAGGTTATATACCTATACAGAATGAGAAAGTATTTGAGTTTTTCAAACGCTTTACAGAAGCTGGTCATATGACCATGGAAACTGCAGGTAGTTTGAGAGACGGCAGAGAAATTTGGGGTTTAGCTAAAATCTCAAACGACTTTGAACTTGCTGGTGGTGATGAGATTAAGGGTTATCTCTTAATTAATCAACCACACGTAGCAGGTAAATCGATGACGATAAAACTTACACCTATTCGTGTAGTATGTAATAACACACTTACGATGGCTTTAGAGGCAGGCGGACCACAGTTCAGAATGCCTCATATACGAGCTTTCGATGACGATGTTGTACAGAAAGCTGAAGAAGCGTTAGGTTTATCGGATTCTAAAATGCAAGAGTTTCAGCAATACGCTACAACTCTATCGAAGGCTAAAGCCAAGCATTCTGACGTAATTGACTATGTTTCAGAAATATATCAACCCGATATGTTAATGCAATATAAGTTAGAAGAAAAATTACGTGCAGAGGGTAAAGCTGTCGGCATACAAGAACCACTAGCTGAGAAACTTAATAAGTTTCCTACATTAGCTATGGAAGGGTATTACAACTCTCCAGGTGCAAACCTTAAATCAGCTAAAGATACGTGGTGGGGAGCCTTCAATGCAGTGACTTACGTAGAAGACCATCTAAGAACTTCGCAAGTTAAAGGTAATGCTTTACATAGTGCGTGGTTTGGTGCAGGAGCTAATAGAAAAGCTAAAGCACTAGATATGGCTCTATCGAGGGCAGCCTAATGCCAGAAGATTACAAGATTCCCGCAGAGCTGCTAGGCAGACTGTGGGAAGCTGTATTTAGTAAAGCTCATGAAAGTGAGCTAGCTCAAGAGTTAGCTGACCACATGATATCGCAAGGCTGTGAGAGGCTAGAGGGGGTCAATGATCCCGCTCTAGTCTTTATGTTTTGGAAAAAATACTTAGAAGATGAAAAAATAATTAAAATAGAGGACATACACTAATGACTGATTTTATTATACAAAAAGGCTATCCTATTCCTGAAGATATCAGGGGTAGAACGTCGCAATATAAATGGGGCGATATGGAAGTTGGAGATTCAGTGTTTATACCATTGAGAGATAACGACAACGCTACTCGTGCTAGAAATAGATTACAACAATCTACTCGGACTTTTTGCAAAAAGCAGAAAAACGATTGGAAGTTTGTATTGCGTTATAGACTCGAAGAATATGAAGACCCTGCTAAACCTACTTTATTAGAGGTTTCTGGTATTCGTGTTTGGCGTATCGCTTAATGAAGCTTGCTGGTTTACATTCGTAAGTATGGTAAGTATAGTTAAGGTTGGTGTCTGCTATTAGCAGATAGAATTAACCGATGACTAGGTAAGATAAAGTCATCAAGTTATAGAAAGGAGAAAGATATGCGAACAGCAACTACAACTTCTAAAACGAAAAAAATGCCACCAAAGGTTGTTGCAGACAAACCTTTAAGTAAGGCTTCAGTGACGAAAGTCCCAAAGCCTGTTGCAAAAACCAGAGGTGCAGCAAGAAAAAGCTACAAGTTTATTGGCACTATGCCAGAACAAAGTGGTTTTACACCACAAATGTATGCTTTATTGCAAACAATTAGTGAAGCTAAAAAGACTGAGCTAGACCCTAACAAGTTTACTGCTCAAGATTTAGTTGCACTAGCTGTTAAAAGAGGATTCTTAGCTACATGCCAAGACCCTCTTAGAATTTTCAGATTTTATAAAGATAGATTAGTAAGCGAAGGCTTCCTATCTGAAGTATAATTTGAAAACTGTGAGACTGTAATATTAATTTTTTTACGGAGAAATTGAATATGCTCTTGTTAGATGTATGTATAACTGGACAAGAAACAGTCTCACACGATAAGGTTAGCGGAAAAGTGGATAGCTATTAAAGTATAAATCCAGTTTGTTTGAGATTGAGGACATTAGGTTGTCGATAGATTAGAAAGCATATGAACAACGCCTTATTTGTAGTTAGTGTGAGGATTGATAGGGAAATTAGCAGTTAATGAACTATCCAACGTGTAAAGCCTAGATTAAATTTGGGGTAGCTTTGCTAATCCAACTGCCCACTAACTACACTTTTATTATTTTAAATGGGAGTAAATAATGCACATCACAATAACTAAAGATGACAACACAGTCATCGAAACTAATGCGATAGTTCTCGCACGTAAACTCAATAATATTGTTGTTGATAAAATGGCTGACGGAGTATTAGCCAAACCAAATATTCGTTGGGATAACGACGATTTTATTAATTGTATGATTGATACTATTGACGCTATGTATAACGAAAAAGTAATGAAATAACGTTGCTTTACTTTCGGTTTGCTGGTAAGTAAAGTATAAATATAACTATTTAAGAAAGGAGAAAGTTATGAAGGCAATATTGATTGATCCGTTCGACCAATCTGTTTCAGAAGTCGATTACAACGGTGATTATAAAGAAATATACAATTTATGTAATTGTAGCACATTCGACGTAGTGCAGTTGCGAGACGGCGAAAACGATATATATGTAGATGACGAAGGTTTATTGAAAACTAATCGTTATTTTAAATATGTAGATGGGGATTATACACATACGTTAGCAGGCAAAAGTTTGATACTAGCCCATGATGATGAGGGTTGTAGTGTTGATACTACATTGAATGCTGCAGATGTTGTAGAAGTTGTAGAATTTTTGCCAGAAGATCACATAGAAGAACCTATGATGAATTTCTTTATAACAAAAGAACCAGAAGATTTAACACCATACGATTAAGGGGGAATTATGCCAAATCATTGTTTTAATAGAGTAGAAATAAATTGTCAGTCGGAAAAACAAGCTAAAGAAATTAAAGAATTTTTACATTCTGAAGAAACTTGTTTCGACCTAAGTAAAATATTACCAGAGCCTGATTGGAAGAAAACTCCTCTAACAGGTAAAGAAAAGTCATGGCTTACGTCAGATAAGAAACTAGGTGATATTGGTGAATTACCTGCCATTGACGAAGATATGCCTAAAGAGGTTGGTCCAGTCTACAGGTTTGCTAGCACTGGTAAATCAGACGACAGGTGGTATGATTGGCGTATTCAAAATTGGGGAACTAAATGGAATACGTATGACGATGAGTTATGTGACGTGGGTGATTCGTTATCGTATACTTTCAATACAGCATGGTCTCCACCAGAAATGGCGATTGCTGCTTTACGTGAGCTATATAAAGACGTATCAATTACAGCGTTCTATGACGAGCCTGGAATGCAAATCGCAGGGTATTACTAGTGCTTTACTTTGGCGTTTATGGTAAGTAAACTATATAGTAGGTTTTAGTTGTGGTTATCTGTATTCATACTTACCACGACTACAACAGAGTGCGTGGTCAGTCTCTTAGATGAGCTTAGGTTATGCGATAGTGTCGACACAAACCACGAAAAAATCCTACGTGGCACGCACTCGACTTTAGAAAGAAGAATTTTTTAGGAGAAATGTTATGGATGATTTTAGAGCAATAATAAGTGAGATGGATTACGATGAACTTGTAAACCTACGCAGATGGGCTAAACAACAATGTGGTAGCACGAGTTATGAAGGTAGCCAACATTGTAAAACTTTAGTAGAAGCTATTGATAGTAACCCGATATATATTAAATATCAGCGTATACAGGAGAATGAAAACTCATGGGCTTAGAGGAAATTAAAGAACAAACATTACGGCATATCAGTAGTTTAACAAGTTATTTAGATATGTCTGATGAAGATAGGTTAAAAGCCTATGACTGGGTTTATACAGTATTGTGGGATTACCACAGGCTACATGGACCTTACGAATATTTGTCGATAGGGGATGTAAGCCACTTTTTTGACATCTGGTATGACGGCTACTATGGAGATGTAGACGAAGATAACAGATGTCCTTGTGGCTTACCATTAAACGCTAACGGCAGAAACTGTTATGAACATGTGACAAGGGGGTATTGATGAAAGCGGAAATAGCATCGTATAAAAAACTAGATCATTTAGAACTAGGTATTACTATTGAACTAGAAGATATACAAGAAATATTACCAGAATTAGACTTATGGAGTTGCGAACACGTAATAGCCATGATTGCAAGAAACCACAAGGAGATCTTATATGCAGGAATATTACCAACAATCGAAAAATACGGAAAAGAACTGTTCCCACGAACAGTTGTTAATTCCCAAACACCTGAGATATCTGAGTAAAGAAAAACTTGATATTTTAGCAAAATTATTTACACCGAGATTTTAAAATGAGTGAAATAGAAAAAAGAACAAAATATTTAAGGATGATGATGTCAGCTTTAGATGATGCCATAGGTGATTGCGACGAAGATATGAAATATCGTATCGATTGTGTATGGGACGCTATAGATGAGTTAGAAGCTAACGGTATAGAGAGGAAAAAATGAAAGGTTATGATGAAAAAGACGAAATAGGTTATTTAGATGATAATAGTGGTTATCACTGGCACGGTGGTAAATGGAACTATAGACGAGTAGAACTATGGGCTAAAGAACGTGGTTTACTAGGAGAGTCTAACATAGAGTATTATCGTGATACCAAAGCTCAAACGTTGAAGCTAATGGAAGAAGTAGGCGAACTAGCTCACGCTGTAGCCTATCGTGACGAACAAGGGTTAAAAGATAGTATAGGTGATTGTGCCGTAGTATTGATTATACTAGCAGCACAAAACGGCATGAAGTTTGAAGATTGTCTCAACTATGCTTGGGATGAAATAAAAAACCGTCAAGGTAAATTGGAGGATGGATTATTTAAGAAAGATTGATTTGGGAAAGTAGGTTTCCTCAGGGAGAAAAAAACTCCCTATTCATTTTAATACCTACTTTTCCTGTGGGCTGTAGTTCCTCCTAACTGTGAAGTTATCATAACAACTACAGTCCACACCTTGTTTTACTTTGGGGGTAATGGTAAGTAAACTAGTTATAGTAGTATTTTAGAAAGGAGACTTATGAAAAGATTATACGAAATTGAAGTAAAAGTGACAGAAACTCATCGTATTTACAAAGAAGCAGAGGGTTACCTAGAAGCTCAACGCTTAATAGAAGACAGTTCACATGCACAAGAAGAGGGACGTGATGTGCAGGTTGTCTATGTAAAAGATGTAAAAGCAGATAAAAGAATGATGGTAGGTGATACCGAAAGTTATCGGCATTTAGACAAAGTATGAGTAAAGATATTACACAATTAGAAGACGTCAGGTGTTGTATTTGTAGCAAATATATTGAGCCACTAAGAAACGCTAAAGGCGAGATAGTTTGGGAATATGGTCATAACGCCGACCCTGTAAAAGAGGGCAGGTGTTGTGAGCAATGTAACTTTGAAGCCGTGCTACCTGCACGGATGGAACAATTAATAGGGGGAAAATAAATGGGATTAGATTGTTATATGGTTCACGCTAAGGACCAAAAGAAAGCTTTTACAAGCGAAGATGATCAGCGTCTAGCTGATATACAACTATGTGCTGGTTTATTCAGTGGCGACGGTAGCGACGGTTCGTTTAGAGGAAAATTCTACGAGCCACTAATTGATTATTTAGTAGGTGGTGAATATGTTTGGCATAAAGAAAGTAAAGACCCTACTATTATGCCAATAGTAACGAATGAAGAACTTGCTGACCAAGCTCATTGGCTAAGTGATCTACTACAAGCTACGCAAGAAGTTGCTGAACAAAACGAGGAGACTCTACAGGACGATACTATTATTATACAAGTTGAACAACGAGGTTCAATTATTGACTATACCTATAAAGAAGTGCGTGATCTAGAGTTATTACTTCGTGCTACTGTCGAAGGTGGTGGCGTTATGCAAGTATGGTGGTAGTAGTTTACTTTCGTTATAGTGGTTTATATACTATATATAGGTAGTAATTAACGACAAAAAGAAAGGAGAAAGTTATGCGATGTTCTTATTGTAAAGACCCAAACTGTGTAGTTCCTGAGCCACGTGCTCGATTAGGTTATACTACATGCACTGATTGCGGCGAGCGAGTCGCTGCCGACCTTGCGGAAAGACGCAAAAAACAGATAGCACCTACTTATAACAAAGGTGCTTATCAATATATTACAATTAACGATACTAAGACTATTGGGAGGTAGGTATGACAGTTCAAGACTTAATAAATGCACTTAATAAAATCGAAGATAAAACTTTATGTGTAAGAGTAGCCGAAGATAGACCTGATTGTGATGTTTGTGATAGTGCGAATTATTGGCTAGAAAAACATCTTGATAGTATTATTGAACATAGCACAGGCTCTAGTGGATATGAACTTCACGGCGAAGTGCTTTTAACAGGATATGAATAGGAGATAGTTATGGCTGATTATAATAAATACCATAGAGCATTAGATATAATGCAAAGAGACGGTAAAGTGAATATGTTCGGAGCACCTGCCGAGCTAGTTGCCGAGTTCCCCGAACTAAGACGCAGTCAAGCTGTTAAGATTGTATCCGAGTGGATGAAAAAGTTTTTAAAGGTGAAATGATGAGTAAAGTAATTGTTAGCAACGATGAGTGCGACTACAAAATTGAGAACGATCAATTAATTTACAACGACTTTAAAGGAACAGGTGATAATAGTTGGGGAGAAGTTCAATTATTTGAACACTTCTCTAAGGGGGATATTGCCTATATGAAAAAAGAGTTTGGTCAAGGTTTTAGAGTTTGGTGCAGTCAGTTTGGAGATTGCACAGATCAATTAATTGATACAGATGAACTTGTTGAGTTTAAGAAGGTGAATGATGAAAAAAATAAAATGCCAACATTAGAAGAATATTTACAATATGTAGATGAACATATGACTAATGAGGACAACATAAAAGATAGGATGCAAGATTGGACTTTGCAAGAGTTTCAAATATATTTTGGACATGATAATAACAAAAAGGTGAATGATGAGCACTGATTGTAAATGCGAAAATATTGTTAATAGCCATAAAATCACTAAAGACGGAGTATTACAAAGCGTTTTAGAGTGTGAAGATTGCGGTAAGCGAGAGGTTGAGCCATCGTAAAATGGCTTGCCCCTTGCTTTATAGTGGCGTAAATGGTAAGTATACTATTTATAGTTAAAAAATAATTATTCGAAAGAAAGGAGAAAGTTATGGAGAATAATGTATATGATAGGTTTGATCACGTCAACGCTCCGAGTGAGCCGTTGACGGATTACGTTTTTATGAAATATTACCCTAAGCGATTGTCGGAAGTGTTGAACGGTGGCACTCCTATATGTATGGAGTTTTACTACCAAGACGGCAATACTTGGTTAAAGATAAACGGCAACGACGGAAAGTTTGCAGTTTATCAGTATATGCGAGCCAACGGAAAACTACCGAAGTTTATGTGTGAAGAAATGTATGCACATTGTGTAGCCGTTGATAGACTGTGGGTTGAGGATATGGCGGATAAGTTTGAGGAGATATCATGAGCGATAAGATTAAATTTGGTGACTGGTTTGTTTGGGAAGACCACGACGGCTATATTGAACAGGCGATGGATGATTCAGCAGATATTGCGGTAGTTATAAACAATATATTGTCCGATGAAGATAAGATGATTAAATATAACTATAAAGATCACGGAGACGTGAACGGTATCCATTTATATACTTTTATGACTGATGAGTATATATTTATTTGCCACTTCACCTATGCCGATGAAAACCAAGCGTATTTATTTAGACATCAAAACATGAGTTAAGTCATGGTCAGTAACTAGGATAACAAGGAGATGCGACTAGTCTAAGTAACGAAGAGTGCAAGAAAAAGCTGACCACCTCCAAAGACCCTCGCTTAGTGCGGGGGTTTTTTATTATTGAATGTATCGTATTAGTGTTTTTAAAAATAAAAAATTTTAATGAAAGAAATTTACAAAACTACTAATATCTCTAATATAGTAATAGAATCGTTCTGAAAGTCTCTTTGCTACTGTGTTTCTTTAATTTACGAAAGTAATAGATTTGCTATTAGTTATTACAAATGAGTGGTAAGATACCTAGAGGGCACGAGAAAAGTAATTTAGAAATTATCTTTTTTAATAATATTGTAATATCATTTGCTACAGCGAGGTGTTATAATGAAAAAACTGACTTATACCAATTTAGTGCCAACCGAAGACGGTAAAGCTTTCGTAGATCAAAACGGTAAGATATGGCAACCACTCAACTCAAAACAAAAAAGATTCTGTAAAGAGTATATTAAAGGACAAACAGCTACTGAATCAGCTATTAAAGCAGGATATACAAAAGATAGAAAGGGTGCTAAGACACAGGGAAGCGTTCTACTCAATCATAACCCAGTCGTGCGAAACTACCTCATAGACTTGGAAATCGCAGCCTCAGAGAAGGAAGCAGTTTCTCTAGAGAACCACCTCTCTACTCTACACGACCTACGAGAAGAAGCCAAGGACCAAGGACAGATATCCGCTGCCATTACAGCAGAGGTCCATCGAGGCAAGGCAGGTGGACTCTACATCGATAGGAGAGAGATATTGACTGCAAAAATCGATCTAATGTCAAAAGAAGACATACTCACTCGGCTCAAAGATTTGATTGCAAAAAAGACCGACAACGTTATCGAAGGCGAGTTCACCAAGAAACACTGAGCGACGGAGCGATTGAGCGACTTTCGTAGCTATCTCTTAGTGCTTTACTTTGGTACCAATCTCAGGCATAATAACTTTGTTATTTAGGGGGTTATAGGTTTAACTTCCGATTATCTAGAGAGGAGAAAGTTATGTCACAGATAGATAAAAACTTCACCGCAGCGAGCCAAAAGGGAGCTGTAAATTATAACGCAGTTGTTACATTAGTAGCGACGCCTTCGGGTAAATTCCCAGCACAAGCAGGGAAAATTATCGAAGCTTTACTTACTGCGAAAGACTACAGTCTTACAGTGGGTGAGTTAGTTGGGACTGACGGCTCAACGGATTCTGCTTTATTAAAAGCAGGATTGGTTACAGTCCAAACACCGATGGACATCTGGTCTCATTACAGAGCTAGACTAGTCGACGAAGGATTGGTTACAATTAGCTAATTCTTGATTGGTTACAAAGGGCGACTTCGGTCGCCTTTTTTATGCTCTACTCTAGTCTATCGCTCTACTCTATCAATCGCTCTATCGCTCGCTCGCTCCGTCTCCTCTACCTCTACCTTCTACTCTATCTATCAATCGCTCTATCGTTGTGTTTTCGTTCGTTCGTTCGCTCCAGGAATCCAGGAATCCAGGAAATTAAAAAATGTTGAGGGATTAACTAAGTTAGCTAACTTAATTAACTTAATTAACTTAATATATAACTTAAATTAATTAACATTAGCTATTGACAATAAGCTAAATATCAGGATAATTAACAATATGAATACAGAAAACAAGGTAAGCACGCCTAAAGGTGCTGAGGTTAAAGCGACCAAGAAACAGAACGCTAAAGATGTAAGATCAGCTATTAATAATATTGATAGCAAAAAAGCTCTTATAGATACTAACTTTCAAGCTAAGACAGGTTATATACCTAACGCTACAGTTAAGTTATTAACCACAACTAACGCTAACTTGCTACCACAACAAGCACAATGTTTTATACAAGCATTAGCTAGTATAGATGGTCATATGGCTACTGTTGATGAGCTATGTGGTGGTGATGTTGCAGGTGAAAGCTTAGTATATAAACACTCTAACTTTAAAACAGTTCAGACTGCTAGCAGAGTGTTTAATCACTATAGAGAACGATTAGTTAAAGAAGGTTTTATAACTGTTAGCTAATTAAATTAACTTACTATTCATACAAGGGCAAGTCTATACTTGCCCTTTTTTTGTGCCTATTATTTAACCCCCTATACCCCCCTAGCCTACGCCGCCGTCCGTGCCCTCCGCCGTCCCTTAGTTTCAGCCTCAAAATGCTATCTACTTTACAAATAAGTCCCTAGTGAAAAAAATTTTGCAAAAAAATTTTTATGAATTATACTTTTGCTATGTCTTTAGTTATTTAACAGGAGTCATACATGAAAAAATTACTAAATATAGTTGGAGCCGTCGCACCCACACTTGGTACGGCGTTAGGTGGTCCACTTGGTGGTATGGCGTCAGGCGTTATATCTAAAGTTTTAGGTGTTGATAATAATCAACAAGCCATAGAACGTGCAATACAATCCGCTACCCCCGAACAACTATTAGAGATCAAAAAAGCAGAAAAAGAGTTTGAAGTTAAAATGCAAGAACTTCAAGTAGACGTTTTTAAATTAGAAACACAAGATAAACAAGATGCACGGTCCAAGTTTGGTAGAGATTGGACCGCACGTATTATAGGTATAGCTATGATAGGTGGCTTTCTTGGTTATATATTTTTAGTTACAATACAACCACCAGAACAAAACAGTGAAGCACTGATTAATTTAGTTCTTGGTTATTTAGGAGGATTAGCTAGTGCAGTAATAAGTTTTTATTTCGGTGCGTCGCATAAGGATAAAGATACCCATTAGACCGCCGACAAAGAAACTCATTCAACGTTTAAACTACTTTACTTAAATGAGATACGAAACAACTGTAACAAAAGAGACCCCTGCGGCAATAGCAGAACCTATAACTTCCCTTAATGAGGGTTTGTTTAATGAATTTGGTGTTCCTTTAGAAAGTCTTGGACCGTTTCAAAGGTTTATTACTGAGCCTGGACTTGTTGGCGATAAAAAGCTTCAACGGGAAACAATAGGAAATATTGCATCCTTTTTGCCTTTTATAGGTCAAAAAGTAGCAGAAGCTAGAGCCGATAAGTTAGGACAATATTTAGGTTCTTTAGACGCATTAGGTGGAACTACTGGTGCAAAATTAGCAGTATCGCCTTTTTTAATTGCTAGAAAAGCAAGGTTAGAAAAAACATTAAAAGAATTAGATACTGATCCTATACTTAAAAATGATCCAACAGCTAAAACTTCTATTAAAAAACAATTAGACGAAACTGAAGCAGAAATTAAAAAACAAAAAGAAACAGAAAAACGTTACGAAAAAATACAAGAAAAATATTCACCTGAACCTAAACGTATATCTGTCGAAGAACGTCAAGCACAAACAAGAAAATTTTTAGAAGATTATAATCGTGACGTTTATGCTAGAAGAGCACGGGAAGGTATGGATATTACAGGTTTTGATTTTGAAACAGGTTTAGGCAGAGTTTATCACGGTGGACCTGCTGGAATAACTTCATTAAGAACACCTAAATTTGTACCAGATGATATAAATAATTTAAGTAAATCTACAGGCGGTATTTATACAGTAACTAGTAAATTTGATCCACGTTTAACAATGTTTGGAGCAAATGATAGAACTTTTGAAAGATTAGCAAGGTCTAGACCAAAAGAAAGGGTAGATAAACTTTTAACAGATTTACCACAAAAATCTATATATGTAGGAAAACCTAACTTTAGTAATATTGCAGATACTATGGATTTACCACCAGAAGTTATTGATCGACTTACTGATGTTAGAGATGCAGCTGTAACTGTAAGAGGTAATCCCTATGATGTTGCTTTAAACACTAGAACTAGAGGAGCCTTAGATATGATTTTACAAAACCCAGAAAGAGGGGCTCCTGCAATGATTAATAAACCTGTAGGTGATGTATTTAGAGAAGCAGGGTATGACGCAATACGTTTTCCAACTAGAAAACCAAATGCAGGCGGACAACAACTTGAAAGCGACACGATACTTTCACTTTACGATGAATTATTAAAAGATTTAGACGAAACAACGTTAGCGGAATTACTACAAACTATTGACTAAATTAACAGATTTAAAAAAGATAGATGTATCTCATCTAACTACCCAAGAAGCTAAAGAGTTTACGCTTTTACTAGAAGAACTAGAAAAACGTGAACATCAAATAAAAGCTACTAGTACTTTTATGGATTTTGTAAAAGGCATATGGGCAGAATTTATAAACGGCGACCATCATGTAAAAATGGCAAAAGCTTTCGATGATATCGCTAACGGTAAATTAAAACGTTTAATAATTAATATGCCGCCTAGACACACCAAATCAGAATTTGCATCACATTTGTTTCCTGCCTACTTATTAGGTAAAAACCCAAAATTAAAAATTATCGAGGCAACCCACACCGCTGACCTTGCAATTAATTTTGGTAGGAAAGTAAGGGATTTAATTGATAGCGACGAATATAAAACTTTATTTCCAGAAACAGAGTTAAAAGCAGATAGTAGGAGTGCGGGTAAATGGTTAACAAATAAAGGCGGGGAATACTACGCTGCAGGTACGGGAGGTGCTTTGGCGGGTAGGGGAGCTGATTTGTTTATTATTGATGACCCGCACTCCGAACAAGACGCCATGTCTGATAAAGCATTAGACGAAGCTTACGAATGGTTTATGACAGGACCTCGACAAAGACTACAGCCTGGAGGTGCAATAGTAATAGTTATGACCCGTTGGTCTAAAAAAGACCTTACAGGTAGGTTAATTAAGAAAATGGCACAAGAAAAAGGTGCAGATCAATGGGAAGTTATTGAATTTCCTGCAATTTTACCTAGCGGTAACCCACTTTGGTCTAATTTTTGGTCTAAAGATGAGTTAGAAAGTATAAAAGCGTCGGTAAGTCCATCAAAATGGGCGGCACAATACATGCAAAGACCTACAGGTGAGGGTATTTCTATCATACCTAAAGACTGGTTTATGGTTTGGGACCAAGAAAAACCACCAACTTGCGATTATTTGATACAAAGTTACGATACTGCGTTTTTAAAAAGCGAAAGAGCTGACTTTACAGCTATAACAACGTGGGGAGTTTTTTATCCAGAGGGTAAAATAGGGGAAGAAATCTATAATGGTGACGAAGCACACCTTATTTTGATAGATTGTATTAAAGAAAGATTTGATTTTCCTGAATTAAAACAAGAAGCGTTACGTTTATACGAATATTGGTCCCCCGATAGCGTAATTATTGAAGCAAAAGGGTCAGGATTGCCACTTATACAAGAATTAAGACGTATTGGTATACCTGTAAACACATTTAGTCCAGGAAAAGGGCAAGATAAAATAGCAAGATTAAATTCTGTATCACCAATTTTCCAAGATGGGCGTGTTTGGGTACCCGATAACCGTTTTGGTGAAGAACTTATGGAAGAAGTTAGCGATTTTCCTGGAGGCGAACACGATGACCTTGTCGATGCTACAACTTTAGCGTTAGCACGCTTTAGACAGGGTGGATTTTTACAACTTTCGACAGATATGGGGGATACACCTAGTTACTATCCACCTCAAAGGGTTTATTATTAGTAAAATAAAGGTTATACTGCTAAAATTATGGCTATAGAAAAACAAGCGATACCCCAACCACTTCAACCTGAAGAAGAATTAGAACTAGAAGTACTTCCTGAAGAAAATTTAGAAGAAACCGAACTTACAATCAACCCAGACGGTAGTGTTAGTATTGGTGCAGCCGAAGAAAACCTAAATGTTGGTAAATTTGGAGAAAATTTAGCTGAAGTTATAGACGATAAAGAATTAAATACTATAGCACAAGAATTAATAGCAAGTTATGAAGAAGATTTAGATTCTCGTAACGATTGGTTTAGAACTTATAGTGAGGGTTTAGATTTATTAGGTATTAACAGCGACAATAGATCAGAACCATTTATTGGTGCATCAGGAGTACACCATCCGATACTTGCAGAAGCAGTAACCCAGTTCCAAGCACAAGCATACAAAGAAATGTTGCCTGCAGGCGGACCTGTCGATACAGAAGTTTTAGGTGTAACAGATAATGCTAAGTTAGAAAAAGCGAATAGAGTTAAAAACTTTATGAACTATCAAATAACTTACAAAATGGAAGAATATGACCCAGAGATGGATCAATTACTTTTTTATCTTCCACTATCAGGTTCAGCTTTCAAAAAAGTTTATTACGACCCTGCTGTAGGACGTGCAGTAGCAAGATTTGTAAAAGCTGAAGATTTAGTAGTCCCTTATTACGCTGTAGACCTTCTTACATCCCCTAGAATTACACACGTAATACATATGTCGCCGAATGACCTGAAAAAGTTACAAATATCAGGTTTATATAAAGATATGGATATGATGGACCCTGAAGGTGGTTACGATAATACTGATGTTGATTCAAAAATAGATGAGTTACAAGGAATAACTAGAACAGCAAACGACGAAGAATATACTTTACTGGAAATGCACGTAAATTTAGATTTAGAAGGTTATGAAGATGTAAATGATGCTGGAGAAGAAACAGGACTAGCATTACCGTATATCGTAACGATTTGTAAAGATAACAGCAAAATTTTAGCTATAAGACCAAACTACAGTGAAACTGATCCTATGCGTAAAAAGATAGAATATTTTACACATTACAAATTTCTTCCAGGATTAGGTTTTTATGGTTTTGGTTTAATACATATGATGGGTGGTTTAACTAAATCTGTAACAGCTATACTTAGACAACTTATTGACGCAGGCACACTTAGTAATTTACCCGCAGGATTTAAATCAAGAGGTTTAAATATACAAAGACACGATGATCCTCTACAACCTGGAGAGTGGAGAGATGTGGATGCTCCTGGAGGCAGATTACAAGATGCATTTTTACCCTTACCGTATAAAGAACCAAGTGGAACATTAAACGCTTTGTTAGCTGGTTTAGTTGATGCAGGAAAAAGGTTTGCTTCTACTGTAGAAAATCCAACAGGAGACGGTAATAGTGAAGCACCCGTAGGTACAACAGTAGCTCTTATGGAAAAAGGACAAAGAATTATGTCTGCTATCCATAAAAGACTGCATTACGCACAACGTAATGAATTTAAAATACTTAAAAGAGTTTTTGGTGAATTTTTACCACCCGAGTACCCTTACCAAGTTCAAGGTAATAATGAAAATGTTTTTAAAGAAGATTTTGATAATAGCGTAGATGTAATTCCTGTTAGCGACCCTAACATATTTAGTATGACACAAAGAATTACTTTAGCACAAACACAACTACAGATGGCACAAGCGGCTCCTGATATACATAACTTAAAAGAAGCTTATCGTAAAATGTATATTGCACTTAACGTTAAAGATATAGACGCTATATTACCCCCCGATGAGGAAATACCGCCACGTGATCCTATATCCGAACAACAGTCTGCGATGAAAGGTGAACCTATAAAAGCGTATGATTTTCAAAATCAAGAGGCATATATTGCAGCACATAGTGCATTTTTACAAAACCCTATGATTCAACAAAACCCTGTAGCGACACAAACCATAGGAGCTAATATACAGGAAAGACAAGCAATACTTTATAAACAACAAATAGAACAAGCTATGGGTCAACCGTTACCATCAATGGACGGACCTATGCCACCAGAAGTTATGAATCAAATAGCGATGATGGCAGCCCAAGCAACACAACAAGTTACAGGTCAAGCACAAGCTATGGCACAGGCACAAGCTATGGCACAACAAAACCCACAAATGGAGATGTTCCAACAACAATTACAATTAGAAAAAGAACAATTAGCACAAAAAGAACAAGAAGATTTACGTGATAAAGAAATAGATATGCAACGTATAAATGCTCAAAGAGAAGCAACACAAATAAAAGCTGCTGTAGACTTACAAGAATTAGAGGCTAAGACTCAATCTGATGCCGATAAGAACTTTACCGAACTTGTCAAAACAGTTCGAGAAAGTAATGATAATCCAAATGGAGAATAATTATGCATAGAAATAAAGACTATCCAAATCCTAAATCACAAGGAGCAAAACAAAAAATGTCTGTTCCTTCTGTTGAGGACACAACAAGGTCTGAAGTTGTGAAAGCAGGTGAATGTATTAAAGATTCTGATGGCAAAGTTGTTGGTCAGGAATCTAAAGTAAAAGCTGCTTATGGACAGACAAAAGGCTTACTTTGGTACAACTATATTAAATAGTGGATCATATAAGACTATTGGAGCATTTGCTCCAAAAATATCGTGCGAGAATAGACTCTCTCACGCAAACGCTTGCAGCAGGTGGTATTGAAAACTATGAACAATACCAACGGATTGTAGGTGAAATAAACGGTTTGAGTTTTGCAATAGCAGAACTACAAACTATTCATTCTAATATGGAGGATGCAGATGAGTAACAAAAATGTTATTCCAAACACAGTAGATAATTTTGGCAGTAAAGGTAAAGTCAAGGAGTTAGAGCCTGATGAAAACACGATAACGCCAGAAAACTACGAATCTCATGCAGATAAGTTACCACGTCCTACGGGGTATCGTATCTTAATTTTACCATTCACACTACCTACTACAACTAAAGGTGGAATACAACTTGCTAGACAAACTATTGATAAAGAAAGGTTGTCAACAGTTGTAGGACATGTTGTTGCATTAGGTCCAGACGCATATGGAGATACAATTAAGTTTCCAGAAGGTCCTTGGTGTAAGAAAGGTGATTGGGTTATATTTGGCAGATATGCTGGTGCACGTTTTCAAATAGAAGGTGGTGATATGCGACTTTTAAACGATGACGAAATACTAGCTGTTGTTGATGATCCAGAAGCAATAGTATCATAATTAACAGGAGAAATTATGCAAAATAATGAAGCAGAAAATATAGAACTGGTTTTACCAGAAGAAGAACAAGAAACAACAGAAGAAGTTGTTGAAGAAGTTGTTGAAGAAAAAGTTCAAACAAAAGATGAACTAGATGAAGTAAGTGATAACGTTAAAAAACGTATAGATAAGCTTACTTATAAAATGCGTGAAGCTGAACGTCAAAGAGATGAAGCTTTAAATTATGCAAAATCAATTAACCACACTAATACAGAATTACAAGAAAAATTAAAAAATTCTGACTCTTCTCTTTTCAAAGAGTACGATAGTAGGGTACAATCAGATATTGAAAGGGCTAAAATTCATTTGAAAGAAGCCCAAGATGCTGGAGATGCAGAAAACATAGCTAACGCTACTGAAGCATTATCTCGTGCAAGTGCTGAAGCAGAAAATTTAAAAAGGCTGCAAGCACAACAAGCGATTAGAGATAAAAAAGCAGAGCAATCTGTGCAATCACATCAACAACAAGTGCAACTACAGGCGGATACGCCACCTGCTCCTGATCCAAAAGCAGAAGCATGGGCTAAGGACAATAGTTGGTTTGGTGAAGATACTGTGATGACTTTTGCAGCTTTCGGTATACATAGACAATTAGTTGAAGAACAAGGATATGATCCAAATTCAGATGAATATTATAAGGAAGTAGATAAACAGATGAGACAAAACTTCCCTACAAAGTTTTCGCAAGAGCAACAAGCCCCCGTGCAACAAGTTGCTGCCTCGACTCCTGGAGTCGCAGGTAAGAAAGGTGCACGCAAAGTAAAACTGACACCTAGTCAAGTAGCTATTGCTAAAAGACTCGGCGTTCCATTAACAGAATATGCTAAGCATATTGAAGGAGTATAAAATGACAGATGATATTATAAAAACTGAAGTCGTCACAGACAGAAACTCTAGGTCTGCAGAGACACGAGACTCTCAAACTCGCAGTAAACCTTGGACACCCCCATCTATGTTAGATGCACCCGAAGCACCTCCTGGATATCAATTCAGGTGGATACGTGAATCAACTAGAGGCAACGATGATAAATCTAATATGTCTAAACGTATTAGAGAAGGATATGAGCCCGTAAGAGCAGAAGATTATCCTGATTTCGAAGCACCTAGTATTGACCACGGAAAAAACAAAGGGGTTATTGGTGTTGGAGGACTAATACTTGCAAAAGTTCCTGTAGAAACCGCAAAATCAAGAAATGATTATTTTACGCAGCAGGCAAAGTCTGCAATCGACGGTGTTGACCAGAATCTTATGCGAGAAAGTGACCCTAGAATGCCTTTGAAACCAAGTGATATTCAAAGAAGTACTAAGGTCGAATTTGGTAGTAGGAATAATTCTGACGAGGGTTAGGATAATTCCGACGATTAATATTAACTATAATAAAACTTAGGAGAAATCAACATGGCAAATACAAACGCCCCTGATGGTTTTACCCCTGCGTATCATATTTATGGTGGTGTTATTCGTCCTGCAAAGATGAGAATCGCAAGTGGTTATGGCACTTCCATATTTAGTGGAGATGTTGTTACTCTTTCAAGCGGTTATGTTCAACAAGCAGGAGCGACTGATACACCTGTAGGTGTGTTTTACGGGGTATTTTACACAGCGTCTGATGGTGAACCTACGTTTTCTAAAGTGTGGACAGCGAGTACCGCAACACAAGGTAGTGCTGACGCCGAAGCTTTAGTATACAACGATCCTGGTATCGTATACGAGGCTCAATTTACTGCAGGAACACCTGCTGTAAGTTTTATCGGCAACAAATACACTCTTTCTACAACTGCTGGTAGTACAGTTACTGGTAGATCGAAAGAGGGTGTTACAGCAACTACATCTAGTGGTGTGGCATTATGTGTAGGCTTTGCGTCAAACCCAAGCAATTCGATTGGTGCTAACGCAAGAGCTCTATTCTCGTTCCCAACAAACACTTTTGCAGTCTAATATAGGAGAATAACATGGCAATTAACAGAGCACAACTAGTCAAAGAGCTAGTTCCTGGCTTGCACGCTCTCTTTGGATTAGAATACGACAGTTATGAAAACCAACATGAAGAAATCTTCGACACAGAAAGTTCAGAAAGAGCTTTTGAAGAAGAAGTTATGCTTTCAGGTTTTGGCGAAGCACCGACTAAAGGTGAGGGAGCTGCTGTTGTTTATGATACTGCACAGGAATCGTTTACATCTAGATACTCACATGAGACTATAGCCCTAGCTTTTGCATTGACAGAAGAAGCAATAGAGGATAATCTTTACGATACTCTTTCTTCCAGATATACAAGAGCACTAGCAAGGTCGATGAATACAACAAAGCAAGTTAAAGCAGCTAATGTTTTAAACAACGCTTTTAATTCATCCTTTGTTGGAGGCGATGGTAAAGAGTTGTGTGCAACTGATCACCCAACTGTAGGTAACATTGATTTAAGAAATGAATTGTCTACAGCTGCGGATTTAAACGAAACTTCTTTAGAACAAGCACTAATTGATATTGCTGACTTTAAAGATGAAAGAGGTTTAAAAATCAATGCACAAGCAACTAAACTTATAATTCCACCAGCACTTCAATTTGTTGCTGATAGACTTATGGAGTCTCCTGGACGTGTTTCAACATCAGATAACGATATCAACGCAATCAGAAATATGGGTATGGTCCCACAAGGTTACGTTGTTAACAACTATCTGACTGATACAGACGCATTCTTCCTTAAAACAGATGTCCCTAATGGCTTAAAACATTTTGTTAGAACACCAGTACAAACAAGTATGGAAGGTGATTTCGAAACAGGAAATGTTAGATATAAAGCTAGAGAAAGATATAGTTTTGGGTTTAGTGATTGGAGAGGTATTTTTGGCTCTCCTGGAGCGTAAACAAGCTTATTTGTTTAATAAGGGGACTTCGGTCCCCTTTCTTTTTTGTATTTAATAATATAAAATGTAAACAGAACTAGGGATATATATTAATTATCTATCGACTGCCCTAGCAGACAAGCCAAGACGATAGAGTTTATTAAGGAGACTTAGTATGGCAAAATCAACCTTTTCAGGTCCCGTACAATCTTTAGCGGGATTTATATCGGCAGGTAATGCAAACGTGGTTAGCTTGACAGCAGACACTACTCTTACAGTAGCTTCGCATGCAGGCAAAATATTAACGTGTAATGACGCAGACGGTAAATTTACTTTACCTAGTATTGTAGCGACTGCTCCAGGAAGAGACGATGATCCTAATCAAACAAATAACTTAGGTGCATCTTTCTTTTTTGTAGTTGAAACAGCAGCAACAGATTTAGATATTTTAACTGATGGAACAGATAAATTTGTAGGTGGTGTATATTTAGGCAAAGATGATGCTTCAGGTAAAGTGTTTATCTCAGGTGCTTCTAATGATGTGCTAACTATGAATGGTTCAACTAAAGGCGGACTAGCAGGTAGTATTGTAAGAGTTACTGCTATAGCATCAGCAAAATATGCTATAGAAGGCATAGTTTTAGGCTCAGGCACTATAGTTACACCATTCGCAGACGCATAAGGGAGGTAAACTATGGCTAATACAGTCACAGGACCAACTAATCAATTAGACGGTGAGAAAAAACTTATTGTTTATTGTTCTGTTTTATCAGACGGAAGTGCTAGTAGTACAACATTAGTAGACGTTTCTGCTTTAAATAGTTCAACTTTAAACGGTGAGTCATGTGCACATGTTGCTTTAAACAAAATTTGGTACACCTGTACTGGGGCACCTGATGCTCCTGCTTCTCTTGATTGGGACGCTACTACAGATGTAACTTTTTTAACACTTGGTTACGATAATTCATTTGATTTTAGTGATATAGGTGGTTTAAAGAATACTGCAGCTTCAGGATATTCGGGGGACGTACTTTTAGTAATTCCTTCAACTTCTGATGCAGGTAATGAATACACTGTTTGGTGTGAGTTTTTAAAGTATTACGAAGCTCCAGGTTCATAAACTATGGCGACATCGGGCACAAGAACTTTCTCAGTTAATGTTGCAAACGCAATCGAAGAGGCGTATGAGCTTGCAGGTTTAGAAGCTCGTACGTCTTATGATGCAATAACTGCAAGACGTTCTTTAAATATAATGTTTGCTGATTGGAATAACAGAGGTATTCAGATGTGGGAAGTAAGTAAGGTAGAACTTACCTTAACAGAAGGCACTAACGAATATAACATTAATACTTTTGATATTGACATATTAGACGCTTATATAGAAAAAACAATCAATAATGTGGTTACAGACCATAGTATAAGTAGAATAGATAGGAACGAATACGTCGGTATACCTAATAAAGCAACAAAAGCAAGACCAACTCAATATTGGTTAGAAAGACATACAACACCAAAAATACATTTATATCCAACACCAGAGAACTCAACCGACAAACTAGTTTACTATGTTTGGCGTACTATTGAGGACGTTGATGCTTCTGCACAAGATATAGATGTACCAAATAGGTTTCTTCCTTGTTTAGTTTCTGGTTTAGCGTACTACTTATGTTTAAAAAAGAATACACAAAAATTGCCGATATTAAAACAACAATATGAACAAGATTTATTAAACGCAATTAAATACGACGAAGATAGATCACCACTTAGAATTGTGCCTAAAAGAGAATATATTTAATGTCTTATGCCTCAGGTAAATATGCTTACTTTATTTGTGATACTTGTGGTTTTAGGTATAAATATACTAAAGCAAGGATGACATGGGATAATTCTAAAGTTTGTCATGAGTGCTATGAACCTAAACACCCACAACTTGATCCACCATCGTTAACAGCGGATGCAGAAGCATTGCATCAACCTAGACCAGAAGTAACGTTACCACAAGCACAATTAGGTTTAGTAAAAACAACAAACGCATCAGCAGGCGGTATGACTTTTCAAAGTGACCCAATCGGTAGTAAACTAGAAGGATTACAAACAAGCGGCAACGTTGGTAGCGTAACAGTGAGTATAACATAATGGCAGGATTTACCTATAGTTCTTTAAAAACAGCTATTCAAGATTATTTAGATAGTTCTGAAACAACTTTTGTTAATAATTTAAACAATTTCATTACAACAACCGAAGAAAGGATACTTAAAAACGCACAACTTCCTGTATTTCGTAAAAATGTTACAGGAACATTAAGCCAAACAAACACCTATTTAAGCACACCTGATGATTATTTATCTTCATTTAGTTTAGCTGTAATAGACGGCAGTAATAATTATTCTTATCTTTTACTAAAACAAGTTTCATTTATAAGAGATTTCACACCACAAGCCGCAACAACAGGCAAACCCCTTTACTATGCACAGTTTGATGAAGATAGTTTTATCGTTGCACCTACACCAGATACAGATTATAGTGTAGAGCTACATTATTACTACAGACCTGCTTCTTTAACTACTTTAGCAGATAGTGGTCAAAGTTGGTTATCTGAAAACGCACCTAACGCAATGCTTTATGGTTCTTTAGTAGAAGGAGCGTATTTTCTTAAACTTGATCCACAGAGTATATCGCTTTATGAAAATAAATTTCAAGAAGCATTAAGTACATTAAAATTACTAGGTGAGTTTAAGAATGTTAGGGATGAAGCTAGAAATGATCAAATAAAATTAAATCCTGGAGGAGCTAATGTTTAGTGTTGAAGTAACACCTAAAATTGGTAATGTTAGTGTAAAAACTACACAAAACGAAGGTTTAAGTCCAGAATACTGGACTGAAAGAATAATGGAAAGACTTATTAGTATTAGTGATAATGCTGACCCAATGGTAAAAGCACAAGCTAATGCTTTTGCAAATAATATGGCACAAGTCGTTTTATTATATTTAAAACAAGCTATAGCTAGCGATAGAGCAACAGTAGCAGGTTTATTAGAAAAACAAGGTCATAAAGATATGGCTGAAATTATAAGGAGACTATAATGGCAATTTCACAAGCGATGTGTACATCTTTTAAAAAAGAATTATTAGAAGGCGTACATAATTTTAAAAACTCAGGCGGTAGCACTTTTAATTTAGCACTTTACACAAGTTCAGCTAGTCTTGGTGCTTCTACAACTGCGTACACTACTTCTAATGAAGTATCTGGTACAAACTATACTGCAAAAGGTGCCTCATTAACTAGGGTAGACCCATCTACATCAGGAACTACTGCATTAACAGATTTTGCAGATTTAACATTTAGTACGGCTACTGTTACTGCTAGAGGTGCTTTAATATTTAATGATAGTGCTTCAGGTGATCCTGCTGTATGTGTATTAGATTTTGGTGGAGATAAAACCTCAACAGCAGGTGATTTTACTATTCAATTCCCAACAGCAGACGCATCAAACGCTATTATAAGAATAGCTTAAATAAATGTCCGTAGGTTGGGGGCGAGGTACATGGGGCTCTGATGTATGGGGAGGAATCTCTGTATCCGTATCAGTAACAGGACTTAGTGCAACATCTGCTCTTGGTGATGAAACTGTAATAGCCAAAGCTTTAGTATCAGTTACTGGAGTTGCAGGAACTACTGCTCTTGGTGATGAAACTGTAATAGCCAAAGCTTTAGTATCAGTTACTGGAGTAAGTGCTACATCAGCTTTAGGAAGTGAAACTGTAACAGGAACAGCTAATATCTCTGTTACGGGTAATGTAGGTACATCAGCATTAGGATCAGAAACAGTTGCTGCAGCAGCTAATACTTCAGTAACAGGAAATACTGGAACTTCAGCTTTAGGTGATGCTATTACTATGGGGGCTGCTGTTACAGGAGTTTCTGGTTCAGCATCAGTAGGAACTCTTGGTGATGAATCTGTATCTGCAGCAGCTAATGTAGCAGTAACAGGTATTTCTGCTACAAGTTCTTTAGGAAGTGTATCTTTAGTTACTAACAATATACTTTCAGTAACAGGTTTTTCAGGAACTTCAGCTTTAGGTTCTGTTACAAATATAGCTACTGCTGTAGTTACGCCTATGGGAGTATTAGCTACTGGAGAAATAGAAACAGTAAATGTTTGGGGTCTTGTTAATGATAGTCAAACACCGAACTATTCTAATGTAAGTACTACACAAACATCCAGTTTTTCTAATGTTTCACAAAATCAAACACCGAACTATTCTAATGTAAGTACTACACAAACATCCAGTTTTTCTGATGTTTCACAAAATCAAACACCTAATTGGAAAGAAGTTGCTTAAAATTTTAATAAATATAGTGTACAATCAAAACAGTCGGAGGCACAAATGGCTACATATGTAAATGATTTAAGGTTAAAAGAAATAGCTACGGGTGATGAGTCAGGTACTTGGGGCACAAGTACGAACACAAACTTAGAACTCATTGCTGAAGCTTTTAGTTATGGTACAGAAGCTATAACTACTAACGCAGATACACACACAACAACTATAGCAGACGGTTCTACTGATCCAGGCAGATCTCTGTATTTAAAATATACAGGTACTCTCGATTCAGCTTGTACTATTACTATTGGTCCTAATACCGTATCTAAGCTTTGGTTTATAGAAAACGCTACATCAGGTTCACAAAATATTATTATTTCACAAGGCAGTGGTGCTAATGTAACTATTCCTGCAGGCGATGTAAAAGCTGTATATTCAGACGGAGCAGGCTCTGGTGCAGCTATGATAGATGCATTTACTGATTTAAACCTAGCAGGAACTACAACAGTAGCAGGTATATCTAGTAGTGGTGCGATAGTTCCAAGTGCTTCTGATGGAGCAGCGTTAGGTTCTGCTTCTTTAGAATGGTCTGATTTATTTTTAGCAGATGCAGCTGTAATTAATTTAGGTGACGATCAAGACACGACTCTTACCCACGTTGCAGATACAGGTATTTTATTAAATAGCACCAGACAACTACAGTTTGGTGATTCTGGAACTTATATTCATCAATCTGCAGACGGAGTTTTGGATTTAGTATCTGACACAGAAATAGAGATCAACGCCACTACTATTGATATAAACGGTAATGCAGATATATCGGGTACAGTTACCGCTACAGGTACTTCTGTTTTTGCAAGTCTAGACATTTCAGGCGATATAGATGTA